CATGGTCTGAAAATATCCTGTCTGGTTACGGTTGTTGAGCACGATCCCTTGGTCAGCCAACACGGTCGGGAAGTCCCGGTGGCCTTCGGTCAGCAGTGCCTGACGCATGGTCAGTTCCTGCCAGCCAACATGCGGGCGGTTCCAGTGGAAGCGCACCGTCTCATACCCAAGGGATTCGTCTCTACCGTAGGACACCGGGTAGATGTCGAACTTGCACACGTCGATGTCAGTCCCGTCGATGGTCATCTTCATACCATCGGCGGTGCGCTTGAACGGACGTGGGACAGGAATCTCGTGAATCGCGTTGTCTGGGGCGGTGGTCGGTGGCGCGACTTCGAGGTACTGGATACCGAGTCGGGCCGGGGTACCCACCTTGTCTTTGAACTTGCAGCCCTTGCATCCGGCAGGGCGCAGTTCCTCGAACTTCTTGCAGGTCGTCGGGCCAGTGGTGGCCGACTTCCAGTGCTGAACCTTGCGCACCGTCTCGTTCTGGTTGAACTGTGGGTGCTGGTCGCTCCATGCGATGGCGGTCGCCACTTCGTCTTGGCAGTAGGCGGCGATGCCCATCAGGGCATACCAAAAGGGTTCCGCAACGTCGCCTTGGTTCTTGATGGCCCAGCCGATCTGCTGGCACTTCGCGGCCACGACCGCTGCATTGGCGGGGGGTAGGTCGCTCGTGACAGCGAGGGCTTGTGACAACGCACTGGTGGATGTTGAACGTGACTGGCTTCCAGGTTGAGCCACCATGTACGCAGACAGGCAAGCGGCAAGCTGCTCGGGTGCTACGTCCGGGCCATCCAGCAGCATCTTCACGACGTTGCCGCTCTTGGGGTTCTTGGTTCCCACGGGGCGCAGCACTCGGGCACTGTCAGCGGGCACAGCCGGGTCGATCTCGAAGCCTTTGTCCTTGGCAGCAGCCTTCATGGCTTCGGCCAGCGGCTTCCACCGCGCAGGCTCAAGTTCTTCGGTCAGCACCCAGTAAACGTGCAGACCATTGCCGGAGTGGATGATGAGGGGTTTGGGTAGGCGCAGTTGCTGGACGAACTTGCCTAGTGCTACCAGTCCTTCCTTCCACGTGGGAAAGGGTTTGCCATCTCCGCAATCCACGTCCAGTGCGATCACCTTGGTCGCCCGGACATTTTCTTGTTTCCGGCTTCCCTTCTCGACGAACGCCGAGATGGCGAAGTATGTGTTGTTGCCGCGCTGGTCAAGGCTAGTCACAGCCTTTGCGAGTTCGTCTACTGTGGCGAAGAATCCTTGGCGTCTGCCATCTGGGTTGATGACGGTGGCGACGTAGAACCCTGCCGACGGTAGAACCCGCTGAAGAAAGCTCAACGTGTTCATAGCGCCCCTGCTGAACCGGGGAGGGACATCCCTCCCCGTCACCTCAATTATCCGAGTTCAGAATCGAAATGAGGCGTTCCTTGCGCTGCTTCTGATTCGAAGCGATCACGTCAGGCATGGGCCATCCGTGGTCTTTCATCACTGCCAGCAGCCTACGAAGCATCACCCGCACGGACTCGTCGTTCGACTTGCGAAGGGGCTTACCCTTCACCCAGCCATAATACGTCATCCGTGACACTCCCAACAACTCAGCCATGTCGCTGGTTGTCAGGAGCATGTGCTTCCGAAGCGCCTCGACCTTGTTGAAGTCGAGAGGCGTCTTAGGCGTCATCTGCGCTCACCTCCCCAATGAGTGCGGCGATCTCGTCGGCCAGAGAAGTGGCGGCATCAGCCGTCACAACAGGGGCGGCAGCAGCCTTGGCAGGCTTGGCCGGGGCAGCGGCAGGGGCAGGGGCAGGGGCAGGGGCAGGGGCCGCAGCGGCTTTGGATGCGCCGAAACCACGCTTGGGCGCAGCAGCCTGTGTGGGTGCAGGGGCAGGTGCAGGTTCCGCAACGGGTGCCGCTGCTGTGACAGCGGGTTTCGGCGCAACTGGTGCAGGGGCGGGTGCATTGGCAATCTGCGACACAGCCACTGGCGTCCTAGGGATTTCCCCGGTAATCTCCTTGACTCGCTCCAAGCCAAACAGACCGTCAACAACTTGCTGGGTGTCGGCATCAAGGAAGCCACCGAACGTGAACTTCAGCTTGGGGAACGACGCATCGGTGTCGAAGGATACACGAGTCTTGACGATCTCGGGCGGGATGCCACGAACAGACAGCTCCTTCTGGTACTGGTTCAGACCCTTGAGCGCAGCCGGGGTGACGGACAGCAGGTAGATCGGGCCGCTAGGGTCATCCGCAGCCACCACAGCCAGTCGCTTCTGGTCGGCGCAAGCCTTGATCTGCTGACCTTGGGGGGTCACTTTGGAACCCCATGCGTTTTGCGGGCAGGACGCACACAGATCGTTCTGTGGGGCAGTGGCTTCAGGGTCAGGGCTGATACCATCCAACGAGAAGCAGTCGGGTACTTGCGGCTCAGAGTCGGGCGTCCACTGCTTGGCGTACCAAGTCTTAGACAGGCGGGGGTTGGCACCAACGATCACCACGTCGATGGTGGTGGAGTCCAGCACAGTCTCAGTGTCACCCTCGACGATGCGGAATCGAGCGCCCTTGATGCTGATGCGTGGGAACGAGTTGCCAGAGGGCAAGCCTCCAGTCAGGGACTGTGCCAGCGCAGATGGAACACCAATGCGGGCAGCGAGGTGGGCGGGGACTTGAATGTTCATGGGGACGATGTTGCTCATCTTGAGACTCCTTGGGTTAGATGCGAGATTGTGTGGCGACGGGGCCACGGGCTTGGGTCGCTTGGTACTGACGAACTGCTGCTTGTTTCTCCTTCTCAAACATGTCGGACTGCACGCCCAACTTGTCCTTCACTGCCGACGAAACGATGTGATCTGCGATGGCTTGGTGGTCAGCGCAGTAGACGAAGCCGGGGTTGCGGTTACCAAAGAAGTCGTTGTGCCGGTTCATGGTTCGCACCACGAAGCCGTTGTTGATCTGGAACACGATGAACGCAACACCAGAGTCCATCATCATGTCGCCCAGTCGGCTAGGTTGTACTACTTCCTTAGATTGTTCTCCTAGTCCTTCGTGGACAGCTTTTGCTAGCCAGCGTTTGAACGCTTTGATCATTGTCAGTCCTCGCTCTTAGCACCGGGTTTGCGAATGTTCACCTCCAGCTTGGTGCCGTATGTAATGCCGGGAGGAACCGCCTTGTTGGCCTCGATGTAGCCACGCACGGCGATCTTGCTGACACGCTTCTCCAGCATGTCGTAGGCTTCGTTTTCGCGGACGAAGCTCAGTACTGCGTCCCAGTCGGCTACGTTCGCGTAGTCCGTGGTGGTAAGGAACGCCGTCCCGTAGTCCGACTTGAAACTGGTCAGCCCCTGCGCATCCATCTGCGCCTTGAGGTATGCCTCCAGCTTCTCCATCTTGGCCTTCAGGTCAGCAACACGTTCCTTGGTCTCTACCTCGATGGCAGCTTTCTGGTCGCGCAGCTTCATGTAAGTACGGATCACATCGCCCAAGTTTGGGGTTGTACTCATAGTCATCACCTCTGTGTTTGCTCTTTGATCAGGTCGAGCAGCAAGCCTTGCAGCTTCTGCTTGTTCTTCAGTCGCTCGTACATCTTGTGCTCCAAGTCCGTGGCCTCGATGTGGATCACGTTGGACACGCGCTTCTTGCCAATCCGTTCAATGCGACCGTTCGCTTGCACGTAGACCTCGTTGCTGTTGATCGGCCCGTACCAGATAATCGTCGAGGCGGTGGTCAGTGTCAGACCGTGTGCCATCGTGCCGGGGTGGGCAATCAAAACGTGGGGGTCAGTGCCATATTGGAAGTCGTGGAATACCTTGTTGCGTTGTGTACTGGACACCTCGCCGTTGACGACTCCAACACTCCAGTGTTTGCTCAGTTCTTTCTCCAGCAAGTGCAGTGTGCCTGTCAGTGGTACGAACAGAATCACCTTCTCACCTGCTTCCTCGATAACCTCCTTCACTAAGTTGATCCGTGGTGAGCAGTCGATCTCGATGTTCTGACCGTCGTCGCCATACGCCACGCCGCAGGCGACCTGCACCAGTTTCTGAATCTTCACAGCCTCGTTGACCGCAGTGATGGTTCCACCACGAGCCGTGTCTTGGCTCACCTCGGTCACGAAGTGACGCAGCATCTGCGTGTAGTGCTTCTTCTGCTCCGCAGTGAGTTCCACCTGCCGGGTCTGGATGATCGTCTCAGGCAAGTCAAAGCACTCGTCGCGTGTGAATCGCACAGCAGGTTGCAGGATGTGCTTCACGATGTCCACTGCCTCGGGGCGTGGCACGAACTTCCACTGGCCGATCTTCCTCATTACCTGCTCACGGAAAGCCGTGAACGTCTTGGTGAGGTGGGGCGAACCCACCAGCTTCGCCAGTGCCCACGCATCCGTGGGGGCGTTGGGAGTGGGCGTCCCAGTCATCAGCCACAGCCGTACATGCGGGTTGTTGTCGATCCACTTGCGGAAAATCTTGAACCGCTGGGTCGATGGGTTGCGCAGCACTGCCGCTTCGTCCACGATGACCAGATCAAACATACCGTGACACTCGTCCTTGATGATTGGGAACCCGTCGTGGTTGATGATGTAGAAGTCAGCCTCGGTGCGCAGCAGCTTCAGGCGTTTCTCAGCGGTGCCATGCAGCACCACGAAGCGGCGATGGACCAGCCCGGTGAAGATGCCGTCGCCCCACACACGCTCCAACGTACTGAGCGGTGACAGGATCAACACCTTCTTGACCTTCTTGGTCTTGATCAGGTAGTCCGCAGCCCACAGCGCGGACTGGGTTTTGCCTGTACCGATTTCGTTGAGCACCAGACAGCGATGGTTCAGCGTCAGGAACGCCGCAGTCTCGCGCTGGTGGTCGAACGGGGTGTGCTGCCCCGGCCAGTCGTAGTAGTGGAGGATGGGCGATGGTGCCTTGATGCCGAGGTTGCGAAGCACCTTGACCTCATCTAGTCGATGTGGTGTCACCACGATCTGGGTGCCCCGTACCTCCAGTGACTTGGCCGTGGGGATGGAGTCCAGCACCCGGTTCGGGTTGTTCAGCTTCAGTGCGAGGGCTTTGGCCTTCTCCACTACCAACATGTCACATCACCTTGTCTTGTATGTATCGTTCCAGTTCAGCGCATGATCCCTCGTCGAACACGAGGAACCAACGCCCACCAGCCGCTTGAATCTCCTTGCCACAGCGGACTTGCAACTCGGTGGGCTTCTTGGTCTTGTCTGCCTTGACCTCGATACCCACAAAGCCACCGTCCACGATGGTGATGATGTCGGGGATTCCGGCGCGACCCATGCCATTCGCTGCGGGGAAGAAGTACCAGAGCTTGTACTTCTTCAGAACCTCCGTCACCATCCGTTTGGTCTTGCCTTCCGGTGTCAGTGCGCTCATTATAGCACTCCTCTTTACGTTGCTGTCAAGTATTTTTGTAAGGTCAAACCCTAGCATAGTCACAGTCGTGACGGCAGGGGCAGTAGCGGCACAGCCCGGACGGGCGGGCAGGCCAGTTGCCATGCTCGTAGGCGTCGTGGATGCGCTGGATACGCTTCATGATCTCGGCCCAGACCGCGTTCACGTTGCTGCGGTTGTACTGGTTCGTGTCCATCTCCATCGTCTTGAGCCATACGAGTGAGGTCTTGACTCGCTGCACCTCGGGGAAGTGCTTGAACACCTGCGCCGCGAATATCTGCATCTGGAACTGGTCGGCGTTGCGCCTGCCCGTCTTCCAGTCCATGACCACAGCGTCGTTGCCGACGATGACAAGAACGTCAAGTTTACTGCGCAGCCATGCGTCAGCATCCCACCAACCTGTTGGTGTAAGGTTGTCGTTGAGTACGAGTTCCTTCTCGATGTACAGTTCGCCCTGCCGCGCCAGCTTCTCCACGGATTGACAGAGTGGTTCGTACTGGGCTGCCTCGGTCGGCAACCCTGACCCTTTCAGTCGGTTTTCAAGGAGCGCATGAATACGTTCACCGTACTTTGACGCTTCGCCGCCCTCATCGTCCACCTCCTTCGTGATACGTTGGCGGTAGTAGCGCAGGGGGCAGTTCTCGAACAATTTGATCGACGAGTAGGAGTGGCTCAGGCGCACGGCAGTGTGCCCCGCAGGGACTGCCTGCGAGGGATTTGTAAAGTTGGAGTCCCCAGTATACAGTACTAGGTCATGCGGTTCAACGCGTCGAACTTGGCAAGTTCCAAAGTTGCCACAAGCTGCATCAGGTCAGTAATGCCCGACGAGAGCCGATGGTAGTCATCGCCAATCTTGGCGAGGACGAACACTTCGGACGCGTCCGGGTTGTCCCTCACCATCCGCAACGCTTCCTCCAACGTGTTGATGGTTTCTTGGTTACGCGGTTCACGCTTGATTTCAGTTACGGTAGCCATCTCAGGTATCTCCATAGTTCGCAGCCACACCGGATTCACATGCAACCGGCAGGTCTGGTGCCCACTTGGGCGGGGTGGACATGATCTCTTCGAGCTTGGCTTGCGCTGCCAGCGCGGCGCTCTCGGGGACGCAGATGATGATCTCGTCGTGGACTTGGAAGGCCACCTTGAAGTGCTTGCCAGCCTCGACCATCTGCTCACGGATCACCAATGCAGCAAGAGCTTGCACACAGTTATGCACAATGAACGGACCGTTATCGCCACGAACTACGAACCGTTGTCTTGGTCCTGCGTTGAGGATGTCAAAGACAGGCCGTGCTTGAGTCGGTAGTACAGGGTTGATCTGGGTATCCCAGTCTGCGCACTGAGCGCCGGTACATCCACTCTGCGCTCGGTGTTGCGCTTGTTCGTGGTGTTGGTCCTGCGCGTGGTCCACTCGCAGTTGATAGCGGTCAACATGCCGAAGGTTTGGTCTGTAAGGTTCGGGGTTCTGTGATGCAGCTTGCCATCCGGTATTTGTCAGTACCTCGTGGTCTGGGGTCATCCACACGCCATCAATGGTGATACAGTCTTGGACAGATTTGAACACTGTCCCACCGTGGCGAACGAACTCCACTCCGTCATGCACCATGTCTGCCGACTGCACGTTCTCTATAGGAACCCAGCCTCGGTTGGTCAGCACCTCCGTCCCTGCGGCGATGCAGTTTTCCGTCACCTTGCCGCCGTAGACGCGAGTCCATGCGATGTCGTCAGCCGGTGCGCCAGTGAGCACTCGATCCTTGAGCGCCTTCTGGTAGGTGCGGGCATCCGAGATGTACATGAACCCATTGGCCGTCTCGCGCAGCGCCGGGTACTGGATGTAGAACCCGTTTGGCAAGCGGATACCCTTGGGGTCGTAGCGAACCTGCGGGTGCAGCGCATTGCTGCCACCGTACAACATGTCCTTCAGTGCGTTGCCGCACTTCTGCCAAAACTGTACGATCTTCCAGTTCTTCTGTCGGTAGAGGCGGACGATCCGCTCTGCCTCGTTGATGTCGATCACCACGTTGATGCCGCCTTGGCCGATCTCCAGAGTGCGTCGGAACTTCTCTGCGCCCATGCCGTAGCCCAGACCCAGAACGCAGTTGTGGACAACGAGCGGGCCAGCTTCAGTCAGGATCGTGAACCTGTTCCTTGAGCCGCTGTTCAAGATGTCGTACACGCGCTTCAAGGTCTGCGATCTTGCGCTTGTTGCGGAGGTTATCGCTCCGCGATACGAAGCGGATATTCCCCGGTTCATAATGCCCGTCCACATCGATCCGATCCATCTCGAAAGTCGGGTTGTCCCAACCGTCGAGGGTCTGGACGTACCGCAGGAACTCTGCTCGGTCAAAGCGCCACTCGGGGCACACCCGTATGCCGCGCCCACCATAGTGCTGATACGCTCTGTTGGATGGAGAGTGGCAGCGAGTGATTGCCGAAGCGAGACGATTGAGCAAGCGAGTCCGGTGGTCATCATCCGCCATTGCTTCGCTGTACATCCAATAGCGTTTTGCAACCGATGCTTTCTTGGCGCACAGAGGGCAGCGAGTGCTTCTGAAATTTTTGAAGTTATGGTGGTCAACTCGATACTCGGCTTCGTTGCAGTCGCATCTGACCACAAGGGCACTGACCCCGCCTCGGGTGCCAGCAATGTAGCCTGTGACGGTAAGTTTTCCGCTCCGGTGTCCAATGCTCGGTAGAGGGTATCTTCGTCGGCTACTACTGATTGCGCTTCCAGCCACTGCGTCCCTGACCAGACTTGGTGATCCGGTGTCAACCAAGCGCCGCACAGATTCAATGTTGGCTTGATGCCGTTGTTCAGTAATCCTTGATGGCATACCCACTCCTGTCCATCCCACAACAAATCGTCGGTCGTCACCGACTCAATAGGCTTCCAGCCGTGATGCGATAATACAAGAGTTCCCTCGGCAATACAGGTCTTACCCACGAACCGCTCCACCTTGTCGGCCTTGGTGATCTTGCGACCGTAGACCTCGGAGGCGAACTCGGAATACACATCCCGCTTGTCACGGAACGCCTGCACCAGATCGTCCTGCCCTGCCACCCATGCCACAGTACGTGCTTCGATCTGCGCGGAGTCACACGAGATGAGCACGTGGCCCTCGGGTGCCTTGAGCGCCCTGCGGATGGTCGTGTTGCCACGGCTCGGCAGGTTCTGGAGGTTGAGCTTGTCGCCGCCACTGAAGCGCCCCGTGTGGGCACCGTAGTAGTTGAGCATGATGGGTAGTCGCCCACGCTTCGCTACGGCGATCAGGTTCTCGGTGCGGGTTTCTTCGAGGGTGGACTTCACACCCAGTCGGGCAGCGACCGCAGCCTGCACACGCTCATCAGGATGTTCCAGCAAGTCGGTCATGCCCTTGTCAGTCTTGGCGAAGGCCCACGATTCCTTGCCCGTCTTGGCGCTGATCTTGGTGGGCGGCTCCACACCCAGCCGCTTGAGGTACTCGGCGAACTTGTCGTTGGACATCAGCATGTCCTGCACCGCCTGCTCACCACCCATGCCGTGGCCGATGTCAGAGATCAGGGTGCGCTTGCGGGTGCGGACTTCCTCAAGATGTTTCTCCAAGAGTGGCACATCCAGTTCGATCACCGGCTCGGTGTACATGCGCAGCGTCTGGTCGATGACCAGCAGTTCGCTGACAGGGAACCCCACCTTGAGCTTGTCGAACAGTGCCTTGGTCAAGTTCACGTCATTGATGCAATACTGCCCGTACCGGGCAAGTTCTTCGGGGGTGAAATCCTTGCGCCGCTTGCCGATTGCAGCTACCACTTCCTCGCCCTTGACGCCCAACCCGTAGTATTGGGCCAACGCCTTGAGGCTACCGCCCACCGTCAACTGGTGAAAGGGACGCGCCATGCTCAGGGTGTCCAACCACAGTCTCGGACGGATGTCGAAGTGCCACGATAAGATGGCACCATCGAACGCTGTGTTGTGACACAGGATGGCCTTATTGCTGTAGTTCAGCGACTTGAGGAACTTACCGGGGTTGTCGCCGCTGTACCAGTCGGTGGGGTAGTTGTTGACCTTGACGCCCACACCGATGATCTCGAACCTCTGGTCACGGATGTAGGATTCAGTGGTCATCTTCGACAGGGAATAGTCCTTGTCGTAGTAGGTTTCAAAATCAATGGTTACGATGTCCATCATATTAAATGTCCTTGTAGGATGCACGTCTGACGATCCGACTGATCACGCGCTGGGGCACACCGAACTCCAGCGCAGCCCCGAACTGCAACAGGGTGGGTTACTCTTGCTCATTGAGAACCTCCAACAACTTCTGGATGTAGTGCTGGCCCTTTGCCACCTCCATCGGCGCGGCGTCTTTGCTGCCCATGCGCATCAGGTACTTCAGTGCGTTGCCGCGGTAGTAGCCGATGCGCTGCTCACGGGGCCACGTATCCACCACGTCCCACGGTTCCACGCCCATCACCTTGTAATGGTCGCCGCCCACCTGCCTGTCCTTGGCACGGGGAGACTCAACGAACTCCTGCCCCACCATCGAGTGGTGTACTGCAACAACTTGCTGCTCCTTGGTGATCTTCGCCATGATGATTCCTTTCAAAAGAGGGCGGGTCTTGCGCTCAGCAATCTGTTGTTCCGTCAGCGGAAAGCTATGGTTCCGCACTGGCGTTAGACTCTCCAGCACGTACCCCCACGGGGTTCTTTAGTACTGGTTTGGGTCGGTACTTCTTGCGCGGCTTCTTCTTAGTACCCATTGTCACCTCGCACAAACACCCCGAACTTGCGCCGGAGTGCCCTGCTGTTTTGTTTGCATACTTGATTCACAGCGTCGAGTACCTTGTCCACCGTGGGTTGTCTATTCGGGGTGAGAAATGTCACCTCGGCGGTTTTTACAAACCCTTCCAGCAACTCCGGTGGGAACTCGTTATCCCGTATGCAAGTGTACAGGAACGTAACCCATCTGTCGTGCTCCCACTGGGGTACGTCCCACTGTTGTTTACCCTTACGTTGCGTATGAACTCGCTCACAGATGATTTGCAGTACACCGAGCTTGGCCCGTACCTTGATACCGTACTTGAACCGGCGCAAGGCGCGAAGCCACTCTCGGCGTTTTTCTTCGTCGATACGTGGCATCGTGCCCCTCACAGTCCGAACTTGGCAGCGGTACTCAGGGCAGTGAGTTTGTCGAGGTCAACCTCCAGCACGACTTCCTTCTTCTCGCGCTCGTATCGAGCTGACGATGGTTGGTAAGCTCCAACCAAAATCTCATGGCGATTAGCCACTTCGCGCGGTTCTTCCGTGTCCTTCATACAAACATCTACAAACATCATTCGCTTCTCCAGTCAAAGCAGACCCATCCGGTAAACGGCCCCCTTGGCGCGACGCTCAGCGCACATATCGGAGCCACGCGTATTCCCATCGGGTAGGGCCAGCATCATCAGTCAACCATCTCCACAATTTCACCGAAGGGTGCCTTGTCTGCATCGGTCGTGACCCACAGCACAGGTGCATCGGGCTGATCACCGAAGCTGTTGCAGCACAGGTCAGTGAGGAACACGATGGCGACCGGGTTGATCCCGAGTTCAATGATCTTGGCAAACACCGGAGCGAAGTCGGTACCGCCGCCGCCGTGGGGTTTGATGTCCAGATCATCGTGTGGTTCGTAGCTCTCCACGTGACTGACCTCGCTGTCGAAGTACATCACGTGGATACGCTCAGGCATCAGGTCTTCCTTGACCTTGGTGACCTCAGCAGCGAACTGGTTGATCGTATGCTGGTCGATGGAGCCAGAGCAGTCCACTGCGAACAGCACCTCACCCATCGCCTCACCGTTGACACTGGGCAGGTACATCCCTTGCGCAATGAATCGGCGATTGAACCGAGCGAACGAGCGGCTGTCGTTGCGGGCTTTGACGAGGAAGCGTTGCAGCACCTCACGCCAGTCCACCTTGGGTTGCAGCACCTCATTGACAAGCCGTTGCATGTTGGCAGACATCTTGCCCATCATCTTCGCTGCCTGTGCAGCTTGGGCCACCTTCACCTTCCACTCGGCCTGTAGCTGCTGCTGTTCAGCAGGGCTACCCTCACCGTCCTCGCAATCGTCGAGCGGGCCACCGGGTTCACCAGCACCAGAGCTGCCGTCTTCAGGCTGTTCCGGCAGGATGTTGTAGATGCCCTCGCTGGTACCGTGACCGGCGTTGTAGATGTTGTTGTCAAGCAGCCCCATCCTGGGCATCCGACCGATACCCTCATCGACCAACAACTTGTTGATCACGTAGTCAGCGGCCATGTTCCACTTGCGCGGTGCCCTGTTACCGCGCCGGAAGTTGTGCTCCAGCATGGGGTGGAAACACTCGTGGGCCACGAGGAACTTGACCTCCTCATCGGTCAGGCTGTCCACGAACTCGGGGTTGAACTTGATCCGCTTGCCGTTGGTTGCAGCAGTGGGGATGTTCTCGTCGAACTCGAAGGGCAGGTTCAGGGCGATGGTACCAACGAAGGGATACTCCAGGATCAGAGCAGTCTTGGCTTTCGCCAGCTTGGTACCCAGCTTTTTCAGGTCGATGGTTGCAGTTGTCATTTCATTCTCCGTTCGAGTTCAGTTATCACACGCAGCAGATCACCAGCACGGACAGATACTGCCCATGAGTTGATGCCTGCCACTACTTCTTTCTCGGTCTTCCCGAGGTGTCTGTCAAGTTACACACCCTTCACTTGAACGAGGATGGCCGCTTGCTTCATGGAGTCCAAGAGAGCGGCCAGTTCCATCAGAGTGCTCCCATGAAGGTACCCATCTTGTCCATGATCGCCTTCGCTTCAGCGGCGGTATCACGGCGCAGGGCAGGGTCGTTGCGCAGAGCTTCAGGGGGCTTGATCAAGGATGCCTCAACCTGCTGACGCATGGCTTCCAAGTTGGGGTCGTCAGCGAAGTTCAGCCGGGGCAGTAGCGCACAGATTTCCTTGGCGGTCTCGATCATCGAGTCACGGAAGATCGCCTCGGGGTCGGCCAGCTTCTCGGCTATGTGCTTGACCCGTTCGTACAGCCGGTTCCACACGTCCTTCAGTGCCGCCAGCTCTGCCTCCTTCACACGTCGCTCAACGTCTTGCTGGATGCGTTTCAGTTCCTCCGAACCGATGGCGACACGGAAATCCGCACTGGGTACAGGGAACACGGCCATGTCCATGTTGAACTTGTATCGCAGCTCCAGCGCGGTTGGATAGTCATCCGGGTCGTACAGCGAACCAAGGGTGCGCTGGGCATCGAGCTTCATCTGGCCGTACTCGTCGAGAAACTCCTGCACCAACTGCTCCCACTCGCCCTTCTCCTTGCGGAAGTCGGTCATGAAGGACAGATAGTTGGCAGTGGGTAGCATCCGCGTACCATCGATACCCCACGGTAGGGTGGACTCATAGTACTTGGTGCGTATCAGCGTGGTCTTGCGGTAGATGTTCTCCAGCTTGTCGTTCATGGGCAGCAGGGACTTGTTGAAACGGCCAGCAGCAGACGCTGCACCGTGGGCCGTCGTCACCTCCTTGGAAGCACGTTTGTCGTACTTGCGGGCAGTCCACTGGGACACGTTGAGTTGCACCAGCAGGGCACGGTCGGTGAGATTCATTCTGTCACTCCTGAAAGATGTTGGTATATGAGTTTGGCGTAGGTTTCCGACTTGGTGCGGATCGCTCGGCAGCGTTTCTCCACTGGGGAGTACCACCGAACGATCCACCAGCGGCCTCGTTGGTAAAGCTCAGGCTTGTCCCGACTCGGCCACCGCATGTCAGAACAGCACACTTTGGTGGGCCAAACTCCACTTGACGAAGGCTTGCGTGTTGGCAAGGTCGGGGTTACGCCGTACTGCCATAGACATGGATAGTACGCTGAACTCCGGTGGCATCCGGTCGATGTAGGTCACGAACCGATCCATGTTGTCATCCGTGGCACGTTGGGCCAGTGCGCCAGACAGGGCGTACAGGATAGCCGGGTCTGTGGGAACGTCCGCAGTGGTAGGGTTGAGCAGGATAGCGTCAGGGTTGGGCAGCTTACGGAAAATGCGGAGGAAGCCCACGAACTCGGCAGCAGCACCCTCACCCACAGCACCCTTGAAGCACTCGAACTCAGCCTCGGCAGGGACAGTACCCAGCACGTCGGACACACCCTCAACCCATGCTCGGGGGGTGGCGTTCTGATCCCGCTGCGGATCGAAGTCGTGCAGCAGACCGGGACGGAAGCGGATGAAGCTGATCACCTCGGGCTTGACACCGTGGTTGATGGCCCATGCAGTCCAGTCGTCGAGGTGGGTTTCCAACTCCAGCACCGTCTCACGGTTGCGGAGATGACTCAGCACCCGGTTGGCACCAGCACGGTCAGACTGCCTGTTGCCGGTGCACACCACCATCCAGCCATCCGGCATGGGGATACCGTGAAGGGTTCGGGCTTGGCAGATGTTAGCCAAGACCTTCTGCAAGTCAGGGCCAGCTTGGTTGCGGTCGTCGAACAGCAGGATGCCACGCTCTGGAGCTTTGCCCTTGACGGGGAACCAGTCGGGCAGCTTGTAGTGCAGCTTATCACCATCGGGGAACAGGATACCGAAATCCTCCACCAGCATGGTCGGCATGTGACGTTCGATGCAGGGAACGTCAAGTTCCTGTGCCACTTCGTGGACGATGGTCGTCTTACCACCGCCGGGAGCACCCTCGATACACAGGGTACGGGTGATGGGAAACAGGGACTTGATGGTTTCTTTGAGTAGTGTGGCCCGCATGGTTACTTCCTTTCGGACTTGGGTCGATGGTCAGGGCCGTGGGATACCACGAAGATGGGCCGGTCAAGACCGGCGTTTAGCTCGTCTCTGGTTCGTTTCGCTTTCTCCTTGTCGTCAAAGTAGATGAAGTACCCCTTGGAATCACGTACCTTGGGGCCGTACTTGCCATACCGCAGGCAGAACAGTCGCAGCGGTGGACTATCGGATGAAGACGCACTCGTAGGCATGTCGTACCCCCTTGGAGTCGATGTAGGTTTCACCACAGCCAGCCATCCACTCGATCAGGACGACGGCTCCCAATACGGCGAAGGCTGTCACCATTGCGACAGTTGCCAGCCAACGGACAACACATTTCACTCGCATATTTCCTCCAGTTCATCATCAAGCTCGTTGGCTACGATGGACTCCCACACCGCCTCATCACTTGTGAGGTACTCGTACTCCTCCTCCAAGTCCTTGTACAACTGCCGCATGTGACCCTTGAATGCATCGCGGAACGTCTCCTCCATCGAGGAGAAGTCAAACCCCCGCAGCACAACGAGCCATACCACAGAGCGGAAGTCATCCACCTTATAGGGACTGTATCGCTCGATGAACCAGTCATCATCCTCCCCGTCTGGGTTGGGCATGTCGGCATCGAAGACCGTGCAGTTCTCGTGGTAGTAGTGACCGCTGTGCTTCACACTGAACGCCCAGTGGTTGTTGGCAAACTCCATCAACACGTCGTTGGTTATCCCCACCGTTGGCAGGAACAGGCTCCAGTCATCGACCCAACCCTCGAAGCAGGCACCATCACCCTGTGACCAGAAGCCACTAAAGTACATCCGCTCAACGCGGATACCGATGGCTTCCATACGCTTTTTGAAGTTGCTGTAGATGGAATCCCACCATTCGTGGTCGGTGTTGATGTCCCGGTACCTGTCGATCAGGGCCTGTTGTGCTTCGGTGAACGTGGTCATGCTGCAACTCCTTGGAGGATGCGTTCCTTGGCAATGGCCCAGTACCCCCCACGAGCCAGCCGCTGCATCCACTCGGTGGACAGCGGCACAGTGGGGCAGAGCGGGTGTGTCTGACTCCGATGCTTGGAAGTGGTGACACTGAAGCGGTCCTCGTTCTCAAACCAAATCCCATCGGCCCAGACGAACAGCGGATGGTGCGGGCCGTAGCTGTAAACCACGTACCACGTGGTTCCATCCTCGCTGGTCCGAGTGTGGGCGAACAGGTTGCTCCCTTGGAAGGGGAGCCGTTGCTGCACGAACTTCCGTGCATCTCGGTTGGTGATCTTCATAGGTGTGAACCTCAGATGGATACGATGCGACAGCGCATCCCACAAGGCACCACTGGGTGATGCCTTGTAAGCTGATATGTCAGTCCTCGGGATTGAGACAGTTGGTGAACATACCTTCAGGAGTGAAACCCGTAGTGGTCGCCATGCCATACGGCACCGATGACATAACCACGTTCACCCTGTTCGTTGAGGTAGACCGCAACCATGTCAGTGTCACCATCCTTGTAGATGTTGACAGTTGGGAACGTCATGTTCCATGTTGACAGTCGACCAATGGCCCTGTACCACTCAGTGTGGTCAGTCTCGTGTTGCATGGTCTGCTGTTGAACAGCATCCATGTGGATGATGACAGTGCGGTGTTCAGCCATGATGTCACCGCACTTCATCAGACCAAGTAACAAAGGCCACTTGGCATACCCCGCTGGTGTCCACTGGACGAATCTCCCAGAAGTCACCAGCTTGGCACACCACTTTCACACGGCACCAGCCTGTCCAACCAGCAACACGTTTGACAGCTTCGATGATCCCTCGACGGGACGTGGCCTTGGTGGAACCACGTTTGACCCAGCAGTAGTTGGCTTCACCACCAAAGGTGTCAGTCACTTCGATGTTGTACATGGCAGACCTCACTTCATCAGGACACGAGCTTCAAACCCGGCTCCTCGAAGCCGGTTGAGGAAAGCACAAGCAGCATCGTCCCGCTTGTACCAGCGGAAGTACATCGTGTCTCCCTCGATCCACTTGACAACGAAGCGGAGGTTTTCTTGCTTACGGGTTTTGCGAGGGGCGATGTAGGGTAATTGCTGAACAGTGACTTTCTCAGACATGGTAGTCTCCAGTAGGATCAGGCCAGCTTCTGAACAGCAGGCTTGATGACGGTCAGAGCGCCGGGGGCTTTACGTTCCGGCAACAGAGCGATGTAAGGCTTACCCCAACGATCCGCCATGAGAACCGGGGTGTCACCGAGTTGTTCCGGCTTGAACACTCGAACTTCCATCTTGTGTTTCTTCGCCAGTTGACACATGGTCTTGTACAGTTCAGCCACATTCTCGTGATTGAACTTGCCCTCAGCATCGGGCTTTACAACCAGTTGGTTCTGACTGTTGCTGTAAACAGAAACTTGACCTTTGTAAATCTTCGCCATGATGGCTCCTTAAAGAGGCGCTGAAAGCCCAGCACCGAGGCAGAGCCAGTCTCGCCGACGCCGCGCCGAGCGTCAAGTTGGGCGGCGTTATCCCGGAAAAGCACTGTAAAGTGCGCCTCAGACGTTTCTAAGCGGGGCCGCAGCGGCGCGGCGCTGTAAATCCTCCATGTCCCAGTCGCTTTCGTCCAGTTCCCCAAGGTCTGGGATGAGTCCATCACTGTCAAGTGGTGGTTGCGGGGGCTGTACCACGGGTGTGTGGTCCTGATAAGTGCGGGTGGTAGCCTGCTTGGGCTTGTATCCAATGGCTTTGGCAGTCTGTTGGACCATGAATGTGCTGACAGGGATCATGTTGGCGGCGCAGTAGTCCACGAGGGCTTTGTGAAAGTCGTTGGTCAGGCGGATGGTCAACTGTTTGGTCCTCATGTAAAGCTCCGGTGTACACACCAACAGCGGTGCGGTACTAACTCTACTCGATGTCTGTGCGACAGTCAAGTGATGTCTCTCAGTATGTCTCTGCGCTGTCTCTAAGACATCAAATGGGATCAGCCGATGACATCAATCTGATGTCTGTTGCATGTGCATTTTTCGGCTTTTTCGCTGAAAAATCTAGATTGTGCCTCATCAAGTACCTTGTCAAATGGATCGTCTAAGTACTTGATTTTATTGGAGAAAGTGCGTGACGATCTAGATGATCTACGATTTTTGAGGTAATGTGGCGCACACGGAGTGTCAAGGTCTTGGATGGTAGGAGCCATCGCCTTTGTGAAAGGGTATTGAGAAAAAACCTATATTTTCTATATCGTATAGATTGTTTTACAGAGCCAGCTCCCGTGGTCTCATCAGCGCAAGTGGTTGATTTCACTGGACTTTTTCCACAACTTGACACTTTACATGCGTATAGTTAGCTAGGGTAAATGTAAAAAATCACGGTAAGTTGACATCAGATCGCATAGCTTGCCGTGCCTCGCTCTACAACTTGACATGTAAAGTGTAATGTTATAGCGAAGTGTAAAGCTGCTGCCCGGCGGCCCAGTCCCCCCGATGTAAAGTCGTAAGGTAGCGGCGAGGCTGGTGCTATAAACCCCCGACGTATGGTGTTCGAAAAACACAAAGAAAAGCGAGGGCACGCCCCCCCCCCGCAGGTCAGTCAGTCGTCAACCCGAGTCAGTCGTCAGCCCGAGTCAGTCGTCAGCCCAGATGCGAAGTGCGTAGGCAAAAAGAAAACCCGCCTTGCGGCGGGTTTGTGGTTGTGGTTAGAAGTAGAGTCCCATCAGCGCAAGCTCTGCCGTGAGACCTGGGACGATGGGAGGTTGCGCGTCTCAGTTTCTCGGTCGTGTTTGCTCCAGCCGTTCGCGTGCGCGTGTGATGCGAGACACAGCGACCTCGATCAGCAGCCGGTATTCGCGGTGCGTGTCGTCGTCGTGCTTAGCCTTGGACGCGGCTAAGAAATCATCGACCGAGCCGCTAAAACAGCCGCGCGTCACCTCGAGCTCGTTGGACGTCGTGTTGTAGACCGTGAGCGTTCCGTTCTCACTACCCACTTTCGAAGCCCAGAAGATGAGACCGTTCTCATTGATCATGGCGTTGCCGCAGACCTGGGCGTTGCCGCAGACCTGGGCGTTGCCGCAGACCTGGGCGTTGCCGCAGACCTGGGCTTCGCCGCAGACCCAGGCGTTGCCGCAGAGGTTTCTAGAGCTCTCAATGTACCCGCCGAGATTGCCGGGTTTGACACCTTGCGGCTCAATATAAGTTGTAGCCCGGATCCTGTGAAGGACTTTGCCGGACTTGATTTCGATGGTGTCGCCAGGAACGAATTCGTAGTTCATGTCACTCTCCAGAAGATGGGCCGCTTGTGCGGCCCGGTTGTTAGACGCTCATCACTACGACCAACAGAAAGTAGAAGATGGGCGCGAAGATGATTGCGCCGATGATTGCTTTCGCGTCATCGCTCATGGTGTTCTCCAGTGGAAAAAGAACCCCGGCCCGCTAGGGGCCGGGGTTCAACTTAGGCCAGCTTTGTCACTGCGCTACGCTTGACGTTGCCATCGCCGCGCTTCGGAAGAAGCGCGATGTACGGATTGCCAAAGCGGTTCGCCAACATCACTGGCTCGGTTCCGCCATCAGCGATGAACAAGGAATACTTGTTGACCGGCGACTTGAGCCTTTTGCAAAGCTCCATCATCTTGGCGTAGCACTCGGCGGCGTTCGCTGCCGAGAACCTACCTTCGGGGTCACGCTTGAGAGCAATCTCGCCTTTGGTATTTTTGACGATGGACACGGAACCTTCAAAGGTTTTTGCAGACATAGTAACCTCCAGTACAGGTTGTGAAAGAACGGGTGCGGGATTGCACCCACTCTGTCTTGCAGCACGATTGCTGCATCGACACATTCAGACTCGCTTGACCCGCCGAAAGTGTCAAGTTGCCTCGCGTGCGTGCGTGCGTGCGTGCGTGCGTGCGTGCGTGCGTGCGTGCGTGCGTGCGTGCGTGCGTGCGTGCGTGCGTGCGTGCGTGCGTAGGTGGGGGGTACCCCGCCCACATGGACTGGAAAAATTCGACCCCCCGGCATTTGTAGTAAACCCCCCACACCACGACCCCAAAAACAGTACGTGTAAAGTTAGCTCGATCCGATAACCCCCAAACCTCCGCATACCCGATCCTCTTGACACCCCCGTCACCCAAGGTGCTATATTCCCAGTATGGACAACCTACCTCTAAACCACACCAAGTGGAATGACCGGCTGGCCTTCGATGTCGCTCTGACTCTGGAAGGCAGTGGTGAAACGCTCCAAGAAATCATGGGGCGGCACAACATCACGGCCAACGACATCCTCGCCTTCAACGCCGACCCCATCTTCTTGAAGAAGGTGGAGCAGTACCGTGGCGAGATCAGGGACAAGGGCCTGACGTTCAAGCTCAAGGCGCGTGCGCAGGCTGAAGAACTCCTGACGACATCTTGGCTGTTGATCCACGACCCAGCCGTCTCCCCGGCTGTGAAGGCCGACCTGATCAAATCCACCGTGAAGTGGGCCGGTTTAGAGCCGAAGGATGCTGGCGCACAGGAGAATAATTCCGGTGGTGTGAAGATCACCATCAACCTCGGCCCAGACCCACGCGACGCCCGAACCATCGAAGCTACCACCATCGAGTCCGAAGATGCAACTGCCATCGAACATTGAAGAACTGTTCACCCAAACTTACGAGGGCTTCAAGGCCCTGAAGCTGCGCAGCGCCAGTGAGGCCATCACCGTGGAGAATGAACTCCGCCGGCAGGGTAAGTCGTACCGGGCGCACATTACCCGGTCCAAGAAGCGTGGTCGTGAGTTTGTTATTTTGCTGATAGGAGGCCCGGATGAAGTCCATGTACCGCAGCACGGATGACCTGATCCACGTGGTGCCACTGAACGATCTGCGGGAGCACGAGACAAGCATTGCCTGCTGGTGCCACCCGACGCCAGACGAGGAAGAACCGTGTGTCATCATCCACAACGCGCTCGACCAGCGTGAGAAGTACGAGTCTGGCGAACTCAGGGAGCACTGATGCCGCTTGACATCAACTACACACCCCCGCCCACCGGCAGGAAGTTCATGGCCTCGGACGCCAAGATGCGCGTCCTCATGGGGCCGGTCGGCTGTGTCGCAGGTGGTACCCTTATCCAAACTGAGGAGGGGGCCATCCCCATCGAGCGTATAGATCGGCCAGTGCGCGTTCTAAGTTGGAACGACAAGACGGGTCGATACCAGCTTTCTCCAAGTGGCGGTGCGTTCCCAAAAGGAAAGGACTATCTATACCGAGTGACAACGCTGCGAGGAGAATTTGTTGCAGCCGGATTTCACCGCGTGCTCTGCGCTGACCATAGCTATCAACCCGTTGAATCTCTACGCCCCGGTCAGTCCTTGCACCTATGTTCTTCGCCCCCTCTGGAGACCACATACGCGGCCCTGTCGCAGTCTGAGCCAGATGCTCACTGTTTGACGCAAACAGCCGTAGATTATCTGGCGCGTTATGCAGAGTCAGCCCGTCTACGTGGTCAACTACTTCTTCGGGAAGCAGATATCGACCCAGCTTTTGCTCCATCACCAGCCGGTGTTCGAAAATTACTTTCGTCTTTCGCCCAGACGGTTGCCGTGCGTATCGGTGGTCTTTGGGGGCGGCTACTAGGACGTAGCCATCATGGTCAACTCGCCGTCCAGACACAAACTGGTGGTTGCGTGATCCCGACTGAGCACCCTCTCCAAAACGCGGGAGGTCGAACTTCTTCATTACTTTCCGAACGTAGCGAGGGGAAAGCCCGACAAGCTCTGCGATCTCTACGGACGAGCGTTGCCCGTTGGAAAGTTCGATTATTCGCTGCGTGTTCGCGTTCATACAGAAACTCCGTGTCCGACGGGACCGTTGTATCCATAGAGCGTCTGCCTTTCAAGCAGGTGTATTGGGATATGCAGGTTCTCGATACCAACAACTATGTGACTGTGGATGGGACGGTTCACCACAACTCAGGCAAGAGCGTGACTTGTTCGTTCGAGATCGTGCGTCGTGCCTCCATGCAGGCACCCAACGCGAACGGCATCCGCAAGACCCGTGCAGCCGTCGTCCGTGAAACCGCTCGCCAGTTGCAGGACACGACCATCAAGACGTTCCTCGACTGGTTCCCACCGGGTGTGTGTGGCGAGTACCTGAAGACCACGAAGACCTACTTCTTCAAGGTGGGCGACGTGGAGTGCGAGATCATGTTCCGGGCGCTGGACGATGCCGATGACGTGGCGAACCTGAACTCGTTGGAATTGACCTTCGCGTGGTTCAACGAATGCCGCGACATCCACCCGGACATCGTGGATGCGATGAGTAAGCGGATCGGGCGGTACCCATCTGCAAAGGACGGCGGGCCGACGTGGTACGGCATGTGGGGCGACACCAACCCGCCGACGATGGACACGTGGTGGTACTACCAACTCGAACACCTCGATCCCAAAGATGGGGTGTCACCCAACAACAACGGGTGGGAGGTGTTCAAGCAGCCCTCGGGCCGCAGCCCTTACGCCGAGAACATCGAGAACCTGCCGGACGGGTACTACGATACGCAGGGTCGCTCGGAGGAGTACATCCGGGTCTACATCGACGGTGAGTACGGGCTGTCATCCGCAGGGATGCCGGTGTACAAGTACTTCCGACCAGACTACCACATGGCGAAGGAGCGCATCCGGCCTATTATCAACGGGGTGCGGCCCATCGTCATCGGCATGGACTTGGGTCTGACGCCTGCGGCTGTGATCGGGCAGCAAGACCCCCGTGGACGGGCGCTCATCCTCGACGAAGCGGTGAGCTTCGACATGGGCATCCAGCGGTTTGTCCGCACGGTGCTGCGCCCCCTGCTGTACGAACGCTTCCCCGGTGCCCCGGTCCTCATCGTCGTTGACCCCGCAGGGGTACAACGTGCCCAAACTGACGAGCGCAGCGCGGTGGACATCATCAAAGCTGAGGGGTTCAAGGTCATCCCGGCCAAGACCAACAACATCTCGGCCCGCATCAACGCCGTGGACGAGTACCTAATGCGGCAGGTGGACGGCGACCCGGCGTTCCTTGTCGATCCGCGCTGCACGCACCTCAAAGCGGCCATGATGGGCGGGTACCGCTTCAAACCCAAGGGCGAAGGCGACATCGACAAGAACAAGCACTCGCACGTGGCCGAAGCCTTGCAGTACCTGATGCTCCATTTGCATAACGCATCTGAGGGCGGTGTTATTCAACGACGGCGCGAGATCAAGCGTTTGCCTGCGGCGGGGTGGACGTGATATGATGTCGTCGCTGCTTCTTCAGCAGTTGTCACCTCCCTGCCCTCCCTCCGAGGGATTCAACCCCGTTGAGCTTTGCTCCGGGGTTTCTTTTTGTTCTGCCACGTGTATACTTCGTGGTAGAATCTTGCCGCAAGGAGGCTGATATGGCGACCAAACCCGCAACGGTGTACTCGACAAATCCCAAGATGGATCAGTCGGGCATCACCGCCAAACAACCCCGAACCGACTGGATGTCGGGCGAGAAGCTGCCTCCGAGCACTGTGACTGGCGGTATGCTGTACAAGAAGGGTGTCATGGAGCAGGAGAACTTCCGCAAGACGGAAGTCATTACCAGCCAGCCGATGCTCAAGAAAGCTGCCAAGATGGTCGCAGGTGGTATGTCTCCCTACGGCGCGATGGACGCGCTGGAGCAGACCAAGAAAGACCCGAACAACCGCTGCTCTGACTGGAAGTAACCGATGGCCGGACTGTCGTTCCTGCGAGTCGTCTCGAACTCTGATCTTGCAAGGCAAGAGCAGGAGGCGTCTGACCGTGCATTGCAGGAGCGTCAGAACCAGCCTGTGATCCTCGGCCTTGCAGCCTACCTGCGCCAGTGCTGGGATGCTGCCCGGATGGCAAAGAAGCCCATTGAGCAGAAGATGCTGCGTGCGTTGCGCCAGCGCAACGGTGAGTACGAGGCTGACAAGCTCAAACAGATTCGTGCGCAGGGCGGCTCCGAAATCTACATGATGATCACCGAGGTCAAGTGCCGCGCTGCGGAGTCTTGGCTGCGGGACATCCTGCTTGACAACGGCTCACCACCGTGGGACTTGCAAGCCACCCCCATCCCTGAACTGTCCCCAGCGCAGGCCAAGGAGGTGCAGAACGAGTTCGCACAGAAGGTGCTCAAGATGATCGAGGAAGTCGGTCAGGCACCGACCCCTGAGCAGATGTCCGAACTCAAGGAGATGGTGTCACAGGACTACCGTTTCCGCATTCTGCGCGAAGCACAGACCCGTGCCGACCGCATGAAGACCAAGATTCAAGACCAGTTTGCCCAAGGTGGCTGGGAGCAGGCGTTCAACGACTTCATCACCGATCTCGTCACCTACCCGGCAGCGTTCATCAAAGGCCCAATCGTGCGTCGTCAGCGCACCCTCGGTTGGAAGACCACCCCCACCGGCCAAACCATCGTCGAGCCGATTGAACGGCTCGGGCCGGAGTACGAGCGGGTCGATCCGTTCCGCATTTACCCCGAGCCGGGGATCACCAACATCAACGACGGCTACCTGTTCGAGCATCACAAGCTCACCCGCACGGCCCTGTCCGATCTGATCGGCGTGCCGGGGTACGACGAGGACGCCATCCGCAAGGTGCTGGAGATCGGCAACAGCCAGTCGTGGGTCAATGAGGACGTGGAGCTTCAGAAGGACGAGGAGGAGCGCAAGTACTACACCCACATGCGCCCGACCACCGAGTTCGACGCGCTGGAGTTCTGGGGCAAGGTCAGCGGCAAGATGCTGCGCGAGTGGGGCATGTCCGAGGACGAAGTACCCGACGAAGCCCGCGAGTACGATGCCAACGTCTGGATGGTGGGCAACTACGTCATCAAGGCAGTTCTCAACTACGACCCGCTGGGCGAGAAACCCTACGCCAAGACCTCGTTCATCAAGTACCCCGGTGCGTTCTGGGGTAAGGGTATTCCAGAGATCATCGAAGACTTGCAGAGCGTGTGCAACGCCGCTGCCCGCGCGCTGGTGAACAACATGGGTATCTCCAGCGGCCCGCAGGTTGAGGTCAACGTCGAGCGGCTACCCCCCAACGAAGACATCACGACACTTGCACCGTGGAAGATTTGGCAGACCATCAACGACCCCGTGGGTTCGAGCGCACCGGCCATTCGGTTCACGCAGCCGGATTCACGCGCCAGTGAGTTGATGGCTGTGTACGAGAAGTTCAGCCGACTGGCTGACGACCACTCTGGCATCCCGGCCTACGTCTACGGCGATCTGAATGTGCAGGGCGCTGGGCGCACGTCGTCCGGCCTGTCCATGCTCATGGGCGCGGCGGGCAAGGGCATCCGGCAGGTGGTCATGCACATCGACACAGATATTGTGAAGCCCATCGTCATGCGTCAGTTCGTGTACAACATGCGCTACGACGAAGACGAGTCCATCAAGGGCGACGTTGAGGTCATTGCCAAGGGCGCGATCAACCTCGCGGTCAAGGAAACCATCAACATTCGCCGTATCGAGTTCCTGAATGCAACCGCCAACCCGATTGATCTTGAGATCATCGGCAAGGAAGGACGCGCCACCATCCTTCGGGAAGTGGCGAAAGGGTTGCAGATGCCTGTGGAGGAAGTTGTCCCATCTCGGGAGAAGTCAGCTTACCAAGGTCGGATGCAAGCGCAAGCTATGGCTGTTACGATGCAGCAGCAAGCTCAGGGTGAAACGCCGACCCAGCCTGACGGAGCGCCCAAAGGTGGGATGGAAGCCAACACAGTCCAGAGTCGCGCAAGTGGGAGGGCTGCATGATCAAGCCTGATCCGCAAGTGACGAAGGCTCTGGCCGTTACCGTCCGTCAGCACCCGGAGCTTCTGGAGTGGCTGGAGGGCTGGTACCGGCACGAGCTTGAGACGCTTCCCAGCGCGATCAACCAACCGGCAGTGTTTCAGGGGCGCTGTCAGGTGTTGGGTGAACTGTACAGGTTCGCCAAAGAAGCCCCTGCCTTGGCGGCAAAGTTATGACGAAACTCGCCGTCTTTAATCACGCACACCGATAGGAGCGTTCAACATGGCACTTCCAGAGCAGATTCGCAAGCAGACCGAGGCGGTTCAGCAGTTGTATCAACAACTCAACCCGGACGACAACACAGGCACGGACAACGCTCCTGCCGATGGCACTGATCCGGCTGGTGATCCTGCGACCCAAAACAACGCCGACGGTACCTCTGCGCCGAAGACTGCTGCCCCCGTGTCGGGGAGTGAGCGCAGTACCGACACAGGAAACGTGCCGGGAGATGATCCCAACTCGGAGACGTATGCCCAGAAATGGCGCACGCTCCAAGGTATGTACAACGCTGAAGTCCCGCGTCTGCACCAGCAGAACCGCGAGTTGGCTCAGCGTTTGCAGCAGATGGAACAGTTGTTGGCTACGCTGTCTGCTCAGTCGCAAGCCTCTACAACGTCGGTATCACAGCAAGCCATCCAGCTTGTCACTGAGAAAGATGTTGAGGAATACGGCGAGTCGATTGACATGATGCGCAAGGTGTCCCGCGAGGAACTTATCCCCGTGGTCCAACGCCTTGCCGCCGTTGAGCAGGCGCTGCGGCAGATGCAGGTGAACGTGGTGCCGCAGGTGCAAGCCGTGGTCCAGCGCCAGCAGTTGAACGCCGAGCAACAGTTCTGGGCCGACCTTGCCGCACTGGTGCCGAACTTCCGTGAAGTGAACGGGAACCCGGATTTCCAGTCGTGGCTGCTGGAGGTCGATCCGCTGACTGGCATCACCCGCCAGACCTACCTTGACGACGCCCAACGTGCTTTGGACGCCCGCCGAGTTGCGAACTTTTTCCACACATGGCTTGAAAAGACTGGACAAGCCCTTGTTGCTCAATCCACTGGTCGTGTTGCTGGCTCCGAACTGGAGCGGCAGGTGGCACCCGGACGCTCAAAGAGCACCGGCACACCGGCTACCTCCAAAGGCAAGACGTACACACGTGACGATATTCGGACGTTTTTCGACGCCGTTCGTTCGGGTAAGTACAAAGGCCGGGAGCAGGAGCGCGACCGCATCGAACGCGACATCTTCACCGCACAGCGCGAAGGTCGCATCGTAGCCTGATTAAAGGAGTTTCATCATGTCTTTCCCTGTTGCATCCGGTCGCCCGAACTACTCGGGCAACTTCATCCCCGAAATCTGGAGCGGCAAGCTCATCGAGAACTTCTACGACGCCACTGTGCTCGCAGCGATCTCGAACACCGACTACGAGGGCGAGATTCGCCAGTTCGGTGACACTGTGAACATCCGCACCACGCCGGAGATCACCATCCGAGACTATGTGAAGGGTCAAACCCTGACCGTAGAGAATCCCGACAAGCCGAAGATTCAACTGGTCATCGACAAGGGCGAGTACTTCGCCTGCGTTGAGGACGATGTGGACAAGGTTCAGTCGGATATCAACCTGATGGATGCTTGGTCGAAGGACGCTTCCGAGCGTATGAAGATCAAGATCGACACCCGCGTGCTGACCGACCTGTTGCCCGACGTGGACGCCTTCAACAAGGGTGCTACCGCTGGCCGCATCTCCGGCTCGTTCGACCTCGGCACCGTTGCGTCCCCCCTGACCGTGACCAAGGACGGCGCTTCGAGCACCACTGCGGTTATCGATCTGCTAGTGGATATGGGTACCGTGCTGGACGAGGCCAATGTCCCTGAGCAAGACCGCTTCGTGGTCATCCCCGCCAAGATGGCTGGCCTGATCAAGAAGTCTGAACTGAAGGACGCTTCGCTGACTGGCGACGGCACCTCCATCGTTCGCAACGGTCGCCTCGGCATGATCGACCGCTTCACGGTGTATGTCAGCCATAACCTGAATCGTTCGGGTACCGGCGCGGCTACCAAGTACAGCATCATCGCTGGGCACAAGATGGGTCTCACCTTCGCGTCGCAGATGACGAACATGGAAACCCTCCGCAGCGAGACCACCTTCGGCAACATCATCCGTGGTCTGCAAGTCTACGGCTACAAGGTAATTAAGCCTGAAGCGTTGGCCACTGCTGTGGTCACGCTGGCTTGATGAACTGGGGGGCTTCGGCCCCCCTTCGCAATTCGCTTGAAAGGATACCGAAATGGCTACCTACACCGACTCTCTGGGCTTTGACAAAGGCTCTGCTGCTGTGCCTGCCAAGGGCACCAACCGTTCTTCCGTCGTCTCCGTCGTTCTGGACTTCCCCAAGATCATCGCTGCACGCGCTGCTGCTGGTGCCCCCGCACTGGCCGCAAACGACGTACTCGAAGTTCTGCCTGTCCCGGCTGGCACCGTCGTTCGCAACGTCGGTCTGCAAGTCCATAAGACTGCTACGTCTGGCACCATTAGCATCGGTGATGGCTCGGCTCCCGCTGGCTATCTGGCCGCACAAGCTGTGTCGTCCACCGGCGTGTTTGGTGGCGTCCCGGTGCTGAACGCTGGTGCATTCGCCCCGCCCCTGAGCGGTGGCAAGCTGTACTCGAATGTGGACACAATCGATATCACCATCGGTACCGCTGTTCCTAGCACCGCTGTGGTTCGAGTCTTCGCAGAACTGGTTGACGTTACCCAGTAAGGGGCGATGTAGACTGACAGGGGCTTCGGCCCCTGTCTTCAAGGAGATCACGGATGCCGACCAACCTCACTGGCTCCACTATTGCCAGCACATTCGGTCAACTGCTCCACGTTGACGGTGGTCCGACCGCGACTGAGAAGCCGGTCTACAGCGGTACTGGGGTTGTTACCGCGTTCAAGCTCGGTACCATTTCGGCTTCGGTCGGCAACGTACAGTTGACTGGCAACACGATCCGCACGCTGGACACCAACGGGGACCTCAACCTGTCGCCCAACGGCACGGGTTCGGTCGTTATGTCCAAGGTCGCCATAACGGGCGGCTCCATCACCAACATCACTGACCTCGCCATTGCAGACGGCGGCACGGGGGCTTCGACGGCGGCTGGTGCCCGCACCAATCTCGGCCTCGGCACGATGGCTACGCAAAACTCGAACAACGTCGTCATCACGGGGGGTACGATCACCAACGTCGCACTCACCGGCTCGTTTTCCGGTATGACGCTGGTCAAGGCTACGACATTGGCGACCAGCGCGACGGCGGCAGGCTGCAACTTGAACGGCAACACGCTGGCCGCAGACGGCACCGACACCAACATCGACATCAACATCACGCCCAAAGGCACGGGTGAGGTCAATATCACCAACATCGACGTAATCAGCGGCAAGGTACCGTTCAACACGATTACGAACCGGGCCTACGGTCAGTTCTTCTCCACGCAGGATCAGACTGCTGCGGCGAACACAGCGACGGCTGTGACGTTCAACAACTCGGGTGCCATGAACACCGGCATCACGGTAGCGTCCAACAGCCGGATTACGTTCGCCGCCGCAGGCGACTACGATGTTTACTTCAGCACCCAGTTACTCAACGCCGGGACCGCCAACTGCAAGGTGACGTTCTGGCTTAGGCGCAATGGCACCGACATACCCAACTCCGCGACCTGGATTGTCGTGCCCGCCAGCGGCGCGGGCGGTACCGGCTTCTTTACTTTCAACACGGTTGTGCGTGTCACGGCGGGGCAGTACGTTGAGGTGTACTGGGCGACCGAGAGTGCCGACGTGTCGCTCAACTATGAAGCGGCGCAGACGACTCCTTTTGTCTGTCCTGCGATCCCGTCGGCAGTGCTGACGGCCAACCGGATTGGATGATCATGACTACCAACCACTGAGGAAGCTGAACAAATGAGCAAGATGTACATTCGAGTCAAGAAGGACGGGTTCCTGTACGACTACAACGAGATTCTGGCGAAGAACCCCGGTTGCGAGGTGATCACCGAGCAGGAAGCCTTTCCCGAGCGTTTTGTTCCTGCGCATGTCGCTGATCGCGTGGAAACACCGGAAAACCACAAACGCGCTACCAAGCGCAAAGCGGCGCTCGACCTGTCAACTGCTGACATTCCTGAAGCCCCACCGTATACTTCTCCTGAGTTGGCCGCTGAAGCTTCCAAAGGACTGCCCGCATGACACCCAACGAAGTCATCACCGAAGCGCGTCGTCTGATTCAGGACACCAAGACGCCGTATCGTTACAGCGATGCGGTGATGCTGGGCTTCGTCAATCAGACGCTCAAGCGCATGGTGTTGCTTCGTCCTGATCTGTTCGCCGTCATCGGAGACATCCCTACAACGGCGGATACGGTGCTTCAGACCTGCCCCGCAGACTCGACACGGCTGATCGAAATCTTCCAAGTCAAGGGCGGCGATGCTGTCACCGAAGTCAACCGCGAGACACTGGATCGCACGACCCCAAGCTGGCAGCGCGAAGCACCCGGCCAGCCTGTGAACTTCATGCGCCACGTGCGCAACCCCAACAGGTTCTTCGTGTACCCCCGACCCACTGCCGGGGTTGTGCTTGTTGGGGAGTACGCCCAGACGCCACCTGACTACACGCTGGATCAGGAGATCGTCCACCCCACCGACGCCTACTTCCCGGTTGTCGTGGACGGCGTGGTGTTCTTGGCCGAGTCCATCGACAACGAGCATGTGAACTCTGGCCGCGCCAAGCTGTTCCAAGACTCGTTCGTTCAGGCACTGGGCGTCAATCTTCAGTCCCGCGTCGTCACGGACACCGAAGCTGGTGGAATGAGTCCCAAGGAGGTGATCTGACATGGCCGACCGTACCTTCGCCTCCCTCGTGCCCCGTGTGCAGGCTTCTGTACCGGGGTGCCCGCACGCTACCATCGTGCAGTACATCCGCGACGCGGCCATTCGCACGTGTGAGCGCACGTTGTACTGGCGTTATCAAGTCCCGCTGTTCAACCTTCAGCCCGGTGTCAGCGAGTACGCCTACGACAAACCGGCTAACACTGACGTGCATGCGGTGTTCGAGGCTGTGGTCAACGGGCGTCCATTGAAGCGATTGACGATGGAAAAAGCTATCGAGTTGTACCCGCAGTGGGCGGACTTGTTCAGCGGCGTGAACCCACAAGCGGTTTGGGCTGGCAATTACGGCGGTCAGTTCAACAGTATGCAGTACAACGAAGAAGAGTACAATGGTGGCACGGGGTCGCTTACGCTTCCGGCTGATGCTTTGGCTGACGGCTCAACGCCGCAGGCGATTACCCAGATCAACGCAGATCGGTATGTGATTCTTCCGCTGCCTGATGCCGAGCGTACTTACCAGTGCCGCATGTTCGTGGCGCTCAAACCCAAGCGCAATGCAACAGGTATGGAGGAGTTCATTTTTGATGAACTCGAAGAGGTCATTATGCACGGCGCTTTGCAGCATCTCCTAGTGTTGCCGGATCAGGCGTGGTCGGACCGTGAGCTTGCTGCATATCATGCCAAGCAGTACGTATTTCAGATTGCAGAACGGCGTGCCCGCGCCAACCTTGGAAATGCCCGTGGACTCATGCGGGTGCGTATGCAACCTTTTGGAGCCTAACTATGCCTGTCGTCCTCAAGAATAACGCCTTCGGGTTTTTGCATTCCGCAATTAGCAACTCTGACACGACGGCGGTACTCACAACAGGTACCGGGGCGAACTTCCCAACGCTGTCTTCCGGCGAGTATTTCTACGCGACGATCTCACCGATTGCTGGGGCGTCGGAGATCGTCAAGGTCACGGCCCGGAGCGGTGATCTGCTTACGATTGTCCGCGCACAGGAGGGTACGTCTGCACTGTCGTTTCCTGCCGGGAGCCGGATCGAGTTGCGTGTGACTGCGCGGTCCGTTCTCGACGCAATCGACGACAAGGTGGCGACCAAAGATCAGGCATCTGAAATTGCCTTCACCCCCGTGGGCGGGATTTCATCTACAAATGTCCAGGCCGCACTTGCGGAAGTTGACTCCGAAAAAGTTGCGTTCACTCAGCTTGCCGCCAACAGCGGCGCTGCGCTGGTCGGCTATCTCCCCGCAGGCACCGGCGCTGTCACCCGCACTGTGCAGGATAAGATGCGTGAGTGGGTGAGCGTCAAGGACTTTGGTGCTGTCGGGGATGGAGTGACGGATGACACGGCGGCCATCAATGCCGCTTCTTTGGCCGCTATCGGTAAAGCGTTGTATTTCCCGAGCGGAGTTTATCTGGTTTCAGACGCAATCAATATCCAATCCAACACCTTGTATTTTGGAGACGGCGCGGGGTCAGTTATCAAGTCCGTGACGCTTGCTAGTGGTGGTGTGGTGAATGGACAAAGACAGTTTTCTGCACAAGGCAAAACTGGATTTTCGATTTTGAATCTGAAATTCGATTGCTCTGGGATCACAACATTCTTGGCTGGTGTTCGGGCGATTTCGCTGATCGACTCAAGCAACTACACCATCTCAAACTGCTGGTTCAAGACCCCAGGCGCTGCCGTAGCCTCAATTGGGTGTTCATACTACGAAGTCAGCAATAACTACATCGAAATCAGTTCAACAGATTCTGTTGCGTACCACGACGGGGTGATCGACCAGTGGGAAGGTAGTCATCACTTCAACATAACAGGCAATATCATCGAAGGCGCGGGTATTGGCATATATGGTATCCTGATGACCGGAACAACTACGAGTAATATCGCGGCACCATGTCATGACTTCCACGTTTCTAACAACAGTATCAATTCCGTAAAACATGTAGGTATTTGGTGTAACGGAAGAAGCGGAGTAAACTATAACTTTACCATATCAAACAACATCGTCGATACCGTGTCACACTATTACGGCATAGCGGTATCGGATGCCAGAAACTTTTCTGTCACCGGGAACGTGACAAAAAATACCGCGTATAACGGGATTGCGTTGTATAAAGAAGCGGGTCACGGGATTACGTCTTGTCACAATGGCACCGTCAACAGCAACGTCGTAATAGATGCGAATGTTTTACTCAGTGGGTCGTTAGGCATCGGGGCTGCGATAAGGGTGGATGATCAATCGTCCGGAATAACCATTTCCAGTAACCGCGTATCTGGAACGACGCATACGTATGCGATATTTCTTGGTGCCGGAACTACGAACAACGAGGTGATTGGCTATAACTATTCGACCGGGACGATGGGCGTGGTTTATAACCCCGCTGGTGCGACAAACACAACCCCAGGCGGGAGTATCTATACACCAACGTTGACTGCGGTCACCAACGTGGCGTCTTATATCACACACCCCTGTCAATTTCGGCGGGATGGTAATGTGGTGACTGTGAGAGGAAAATTTTTTGTCACGCCAGCGACATCGGGGATTCTAACGGAACTTAGGATATCCCTACCAATAGCCTCAGATTTTACAAACGAACAATTCGATGTAATAGGATTGGGGAATTCAACTTACGGTTTGGTATATGTTATAACTGCGGACACCAGCAACAACGCCGCGATACTTCGCTTCCGATCTACTAACACAGTTGCAAATGACGTTTATTTCATTTTTCAATACATAATCAAATGACAAAGATGGATTGGATCAGACTTGAACGCGCCGCACCACTTATCGCAACTTTGTCCATTTACACATCCCCACAAAGTGGGGCTTTCCGAAGTTCAGCGCACGGTTGCCGGGCGTCTATAGAGGTTGATACGTGGCCATGAATAAAACACATTTCGAGCACATTGTTTACGCCGCCCTGATGCAGTTGCCGTTCGGGTTGTTTGGCTATTGGTGGCTAGGCGCTGCGTTTGCGATTGGCTTTTTCGTGGGGCGCGAGCACGCGCAGGTAGAGGAGCGCTACATAAAAGCCAATGGCGGGGTTCGAGCGAATGCTAAGTGGCCTGAGTTTGGGGCACTACAACCAAAGCTGTGGAACATTGACAGTGTGTTGGATTTCGTCGTGCCTGCGGTTTTCGTTGTGCTGATGGCCGCGTACTCTGATGAGGTTATTGGCGCGTTACAAACGTTGGTTTTCTAAAGGTGTTACCAAATGGCCGATTCTGATGATCTGCACTCCATCGCAAAGGAAGCCGACGCGGTCGTTCGCATCGAACGAATAACGCACCATATCCAGCGCATACGCGAGGATCAACACGCTATGCGAACGGCGATCGAGAAGATGAGCGAAGCGGTAACACGGCTGGCGCTGGTCGAGGAGCGCCAAGCGGCGGCGGCTAGTGCAATCGACCGACTAGCACAGGCACTAGAAAGGCTCGATGAGCGCTTGCGTCGCCTGGAAGTGGCTGAGCCGATGCAAGCCAAAGCGGCGGAGTGGGTGCAGTCGGTCTTGTGGGCGTTAGCTGCCGCAGCGGCTATGTTTGTGGCAAGTAAAGCTGGGCTATTCTGATGCGACTTTCCGCACGCCGCTAGTGTACTTTGGAGGTCAAGAAATGAACCCACTCATCCTCGCTCCGTTGTTGGAAGTCGGTAAGACTCTACTGGATCGTTTCGTGCCTGACCCCGAAGCTAAGCGGCAGGCCGAGGCCGAGTTCCTGCGCATGGCGATGGAGGGCGAACTGAAGCAGGTGATTGCTCAGCTTGAGATCAACGCCCGCGAAGCGCAGCATCCGAGCATCTGGGTGGCTGGCTGGCGACCCGGTGCAGGGTGGGTGGGGGTGGCAGGCTTCGGCTACGCCGTGTTCCTCCAACCTATGCTGACGTGGGCGGCGACCATCAACGGCTGGCCCGCACCGCCAGCCATCGACACTGATCTGCTCTGGGTTGTGCTCAGTGGTATGTTGGGTATCGGCGGTCTGCGCACCTATGAGAAAACCAAAGGAGTAGCCACAAAATGACCTTCCGACTCTCCCAGCGCAGCCGCAATAACCTTGTCGGGGTCCGCCCCGAACTGGTATCCGTGGTCGAGCGTGCGATCCAGATCACTACGGTGGACTTCGCAGTCACTGAAGGTGTTCGCTCGACCAAGCGTCAGCAGGAGTTGTTCGCCAAGGGGGCTACGCAGACCCTTCATTCCAAGCACCTGACTGGCGAAGCCGTCGATCTCGTGGCATTTCTGGGGAACCGCATCTCATGGGAGTTGAGCCTGTACGACGAGATTGCTGCCGCGATGAGGCAAGCTGCTATCGAGCACGCCGTGGGGTTGCGCTGGGGTGCTGCATGGAACATTCCTGATATTCGCGCTTGGAAGGGAACGATGGAGGAAGCCATGCATTACTATGTTGATGCAAGGCGTAAACTAGGGCAGCGGCCCTTCATCGACGCGCCGCACTTTGAACTGGTGTAGACATGGCAGGCGTCAAGATCATCAACTTTCTGGGTACAGCACCCAAGATCAGCCCGGAGTTGCTGCCGAACACAGCAGCACAGGTCGCACGCAACTGCAAGTTGTACTCCGGCGATCTGATCCCCTACCCGCAGCCCAAGGTTGTCGGTAACACGAACCGAACCGGGACCACCAAAACCCTGTACGCACTGCGCGACCCAGACACTCAAGCCCCCGTCTGGCTTTCGTGGCCCAGCGATGTCTCCATCGCAGTGGCCGCATCGACCGACGAGATCGAGCAGCGGTTCTACTACACCGGGGATGGTGTGCCCAAGGTGTCGAACTACGAACTGGCAACAAGTGGCCCAGCCCCCTACCCGGTCGATTATTACTACCTCGGCTTGCCGGTACCGGAGGACTCACAGCAGTTGACCACGACGGCTGCAACCTTCACCGCCAAGACCACGGCCAGCTTCTCACGGGATGCTGGCAACGTAGCGACCATCGTCACCAGCACGCCACATGGGCTGCGCACTGGCAACCAGATCACGGTGTCTGGGTTCACCTACCGCACTGGCACGTACACGCAGGCCAAGTCAACCCGCACCGGTAGCTACAGCGAAGCATCGGGCACTCTGTCAATCATGGTGACTGTGACCGATCACGGTCTGTCGCCCGGTCAGGTGGTCGATCTGGAGTTCAGTGATCATGCAGACCTCAACGGTGCCTACTCCGTGTTTGTGGTGGACAAGGACATCTTCGCAGTCACGGCCCCTTCGCCTGCGGCCCGCTCGGGCACCATCACGTGGAAGAACGCCGGTACCACGACCATCGTGGTCACGATCAACAATCACGGGCTGTCCAACGGCGCTCAAGTGTCGCTGGACTTCACCTCCGGCACGGCGACGGACGGGGTGTACACTGTGACTAACGTCACGACCAACACGTTCGAAGTCATCACGACCAACTCGAACACGACCAGCGGCAACGTGCGGCTGGACATGCGCAGCTTCAACGCGACCAACGTCGAATGCACGGTGGTCAACGACACGACGCTGACCTACTTCAGCCCCGGTCCGCAGGTGGCTTCGACGCCGTTCACCAGCGGCAAGGTCGAACTCGGTGGTCTGACGCAGGCCCGCTCCTATGTCTTCACATGGTTCACTCCGTGGAATGAGGAGTCCATCGCTTCCAAGCCATCTGAGAACCTGTACATCAAGGAAGGCATCACCGTCACGGTGAGTAACATCCCCACGACCAAGCCGGTCGGCAAGAACTTCGTGCGCGGTGTACGGCTGTACCGCACACTGACTTCGGCATCTGGCACTGAATACTACCGGCTGGCGACACTATGGTTCCCGATTGCACTGGCCCGTGTGCAGCGCACGGGCAATGTCTCGCGGGTTAAGACGCTGTATCCACACAACTTGTCGCTGGATGACCGCTTCAAGATCAGCGGCTGCTCTGTGGCGTCCTTCAACATCACGGGGGGTATCGTAACGAATGTCATCGACGATTACACCTTCGAGTACGCCCAGACCGACAGCAATGTCGCTGAGACAGCAGTCACTGCTGGTACGCTGTACCACGACGTGGCTGAGACGACTGACAATCCCGCACGCTACTGGGGGGACGGCGGGAACTACACTTTCATTGATGATTTTGATTCCCGTAATTTGTTCGATATTCTGGAGACAGACGAGTTTGATGCGCCTCCTAACGATCTTCAAGGTCTGACGGCGATTCAGAACAACATCCTTGTCGGCTTCGTCGGCAACACGTTGTACTTCTCTGAACCAAACAAACCGCACGCATGGCCTCGCAGCTACGCGACCATTCTGGAGCACAACATCGTGGCGATTGCCGCAGTCAGCGGGGCGCTGCTGGTTATGACCGACTCGTACCCATACATCGTCTCCGTGACCGACCCGGCTTCGGGTGTCTCGGTGTCGCGCATCGACGCGCAGTTCCCCTGTCTGAACGCCAAGAGCGTGGTGACGATGGGCTACGGCGTCGTGTACTCGACGCATGATGGACTGGCGGTGTACTCCCCCAACAGTGGCCCGACGATCATCACCAAGCTCCTGTACAACAACGATACGTGGCAGACTGAGCTTGACCCCACGTCAGTCGTCGGTGCGTACTATGGCGATGCCTACTTCGCATCCCACTCTGCCGGTGCGTTCGTGTTCGAGCGTGACGAGAAGATCGGTGGCTACTTCGTGGACTGCGACTTCCAGTTCAGCGCCTCGTGGTACGACACCAAGTCCGGGCGTCTGTACTACACCACGGGTACCAATGGCGACGTGTACCTGTGGGACGACCTCACGCAGCCGCCTGCCACACAGGAATGGAAGTCCAAGGTCATTACGACCAAGGACATGATCAACATCGGTGCCGCACGTGTCATCGCAGACTACGCCGGTACGTCGGACAAGTGGGAGGTTGTTGTCGCAGACTGGGGCGAGTACAACGTCCTGTGGGATGTGGCCGATGCCGTCACGTTCCGCATGTGGGCCGACAAGGAATTGATCTTCGAGACGCAACTCACGGACAGCGACATATTTCGACTACCGACTGGGTACCGCACTGATACCTTCGAGTTTGGTGTCGAGGGCAACGTCCGCATCCGGGCGATCCACTTGGCCGAGACTCCATTCGGCTTGCGAGGTGCATGATGGCAACACGCCCACCACGGTTCAGCGTGATCCCCAGCATCCCCCAAGCGGGGTTGTCGGACTGGCAGTTCAACACCCTGAACGCCATGAAGGACAACCTCGAACTGCTCATCGGGGCCAAGACCGGACCGAACTCCGATCTGGCCCGAGCAATCACCAAGTCCCAAGTGGGTGTCCAACCCGTGGGCAACCCAGCTTTTCAGCAAGTGACGGCGCAAGGTACTGGCTTTACAATCAACGGAGTGTCGGTGCCAAGTCTGGAGGATTACGGTAAGCTGTTGAACAACGTCCAACAACTTGCCAACGATGTAGCGGCCCTGCGGAACACGCTGAACGCGCTGATCAACCAACTGAAAGGATGACCATGAACAATCCGTACAACACGATGCTCAGTGCGCAGGGTGCTCCGGTTCCGGCTCCGACCTCTGTGATGGACTTGCCCCCGGCACTTGCCAGCATTCTCAGCGTCGGCTCCCCCAGTGTACCCAACAACGGTGCGATGAACCCGGCGATGGGCCTGTCTTCCGGTATGGGTGGTGTGCAAACCTTCGTCCCGTCTTACCAAGCGGGTGGCATGATCGGCCCCGGTGGTATGCCGGTCGGTGGTACGCAGCCCGGTGCCTCCACCTCGGTCGGCCTTCAGGCCAATGTCCAGCCCGGTGGTATGTCGCCGCAGATGCTGGAGATGCTGGTCAACCAGTTCGCCAGCCAGCACCCGCAGCAGATCGCCCAGATTCGTGCTGCGATTCAAGAAGTGCTGGCGACTGGCGAGTTGACCCAACAGGAACTGAACATGATCGTGCAGCTTGCCACGGTCGCTGCTCAGAACCCCGAGATGTATCCTTACGTGCGCAATTTTGCCATTCAGCAGGGTATCGCCACTGAGCAAGACCTACCCCCGCAGTACGATCAGGGTCTGGTCTTCGTTTTGCTGCTGGCTGCACGTGCGCTCCAGCAGGATGTGGGCGGTCAGAACATGATGCAAGGTGGTACCCCGGCAATGGCCGGTGGTCAGCCCATTCCTTCGATGGCTCGTGGCGGCATGACCCCCAACTCGAAGAAGGCTGACGGTTCTGTACTGATCAACGCGCACGAAGGTGAGTACGTAGTGCCAGCCCATGTGGTCAGGATGAAAGGCAAAGAGTTCTTCGACTCACTCGTTGAGAAGTACAAGGAATAAGACATGACAACGCTGTCCATTGAAATGCTGACGAAGGAGCGGGTCATTGAGTTGTGGCCTGTTCTGGAGCCGCTGGTCGAGTCAGCGTGCGAAGGTAACACCATCGCCAAGGGCGAGATGGACGCAGGGCATGTGCTGCTGGCCGTACAGTTGGACAAAGCTGTGATGTTCGCAGGATTCCTCGACGGCGAGGTCGCTTGCATTCTGGCGTTGCAGTTCTTCGATGCCAATGGGCACAAGGGCGCGGATGTCATGGCGCTCGCAGGACGCCATCTCCTCCGTTTCAAAGCCGCATTCTGGGAGCCGATTATCAAGTGGCTCGTGGCAAACGGCGTGGAGTTTCTGGATGCCTACACCCCAACTGAACGCGCCGAGGTGTACCTGAAGAAGTTCGGGTTCACCGAATCCTGCGCATACGTCCGAATGAAGCTAGGAGAGAACCATGAGTAAAGCCGCCAAAACCATTGTGAGCGTAGTGGCCGCAGTTGCTATCCCGTTCGTAGCCCCTGCAATCGCATCGTCCATCGGCCTGTCCACAGCCATCGGTACGGCGGTCGGTTCCGCTACCGCAGGTAGTGTGGTCGGTGGAGCCATTACGGGGGCGGCGCTCGGCGCAGTCAAAGGGGCCGTGCTGGGCGAGGACATAGGGCGAAGCGCCCTGATGGGTGGTATTAGTGGGGGTATCGGCGGCTACGCCGCTGCGCCCTCTGCTGGCGGTGGCGGTACTGGCCTCACGGCTCCGAGCGGTGCGACGGCTGCTTCTGGTTCCCCCTACGCGCTGGGTACCGGCCCCAGCGGCACTGGCCTGACTCTGGGTGGCAGCGGCACTGGCCTGTCGATGGGCACCACGGCAGGTGGCCTACCCACTTCGGCTGTTGGTGCAGGCGGTGGTTTGTCCGCAGCCATGACCCCTGTGGATTACAGCCTGACTGCTGGTTTGCAGTTCCCGTCTGCGGGTCTGAACCCGACCACGGCCAGCTACGGCTTGCAGGCTCCCGACCCCGGCTTCTTCACATCCTCGGTGGATCGCGCTCTGGCAACCGGCCAAGCCATCGACTACAGCCTCGCGGCGGGTATGCCCCCGTCGCAGGGTCTGAGCGTCGTCGGCGCAGCCCCCGGTGGTGGTACGCAAGTCATCACCGGCCAAGGCGTCTACACCTCGACGACCCCGATCAGCGCCTACAGCGGTGGTTCCTACTCGCCCACTCTGGCGGCTGGCGGTACTACGGCACTGGGCGACCCGACTTCGTTCATCAACCAGCGACCTGCTGCGGTGTCTGCGCCATCTGCTGCTACGCAGACTGCCCAGACCGCAGGTACCACGGCAGCGCAAACTGCCGCCCAGCCCAAGTCATTCGCCGAAGCGCTCAAGAACGTCCCCGGTGCCATCGCTGACAAGTTCAGTGATCCCAAGGCACTGGCCGACCTGATCCTGCGTGCCGGTGGTCAGTTGGCTGGTTCCGTGCTGGCTGGTGAAGGTCTGACGGCTGAGGAGCAGATGCTGCTGCAAGCCCAGACTGAAGAACTGCGCCAACTCCAGCAGGCCAACCAAGCTCTGTTCAACCAGCGTCTGGAGCAGGCGCAAGCCCTGATCGGTGAGTCCAAGTACTTCGACCCCGAGTACTTCGGTCTGCAACGCGCCCGCCGCGCCCAGCTTGCTGGTGCCAAGGCGAAGAAGGCTGGTCTGCGTGGTCTGTCGGGTGAGCGCCGCGAGGCCGAATCCCGCCGCTACGATCTGGCGACTGCCCGCGACACGGGTACCGCCTACGATGTGGGCTACGGCACGGGTGTTCAGGGTCGTCTGGGTACCATGCAGGCTGGTATTGCAGCCATGCCGGGTTACATGACCCCCAGCACCCAAGCCTACGGCGCACTGGCAGCCCTGTACGCTAAGGGCGAGGAGCGCCGCGCCCAGCAGGCAACGGACATCGGACGATTCTTTGGCGATCTGACTGGCACCCAGCAATCGCAAAGTCGCGGCTAAGGAGGCCACATGAACCTCGGTCAACTATTCAGCGGTGCTGGCCGTGTGGCGACAGGTATGCAGGAGGCTGAGGCCACTGCACGCCTTGCCCGCCAGAACCAGCTTATTATCGAGGAGCAGAATCGGTTGGCCGATTTGAAGGCCCGCATGGCACAGGCGCAACTGCCGTCGTTCCAGCAGGTCCAACTCCCGCAGTTCACCCAGCCGGTCATGCCGGGGCAGCAGATGCCAATGGAGGCAGTCGCTCCTGCGGCTCCTGCTGCCCCGCCCGGATTGCACCCCGGCCAACAACCGCTCCCGCCCGGTGTTCAACCCTCGCGGGCCGGTGCCGGTCGCGGCATGGTCAACCCCCCGATGGTTGGGCAACCCCAGCCTACGTACCCCCGCGCATCCGCTGCACCTACGCAACCGCTGACCCCTGACGAGGTTCGGCAGGGTTACAACCGCACGGCATTGCTCAAGGCTCCGACTGCGGTGCTGGACGTGATCCAAGCCCCTGCTGCGGCGGGCCTGAACCTTGCCAGCCAAGTGGCTCGTGGTATCAACTACCTGTTTGGTACGGAACTGCCCACGCCCAGCTTCTCCTACACACCGTTCTACGACAAGTATGTGCGCCAGACGGAGCAGCAACTGGCAACTGGGAAGCGCCCTGTCGCGCTACCGAAGCCCGCGCCTACCGAGTCGCCCAAGTCTACTAAACCTACCGAGGCTACCAAGGCTGCGCAGCAGTACGACAACACAGTCACTCCCTACGACGCGCTGATCGCCCAGAGCGCCCAGCAGTATGGCATTGACCCCGTGGTGTTCAAGCGGCTCATCGGTACCGAGTCGTCCTTCAACCCCAGGGCAGTGTCGCCACGAGGTGAGAAGTTCGGTCTGGGTATTGCTCAAATTGCTGACGTGCATGGTCTGACCCGTGAGCAGCGGCTGGACCCCAACACCGCCATCCCGTTCGCGGCGCAACTGTTCTCGCAGTACCTGCAAGAGTCGGGTGGCGACTACGAGCGGGCGATCCAGCGATACAAGGGTGCATCCAGCGACAAGGGCAAGGCCGCGATGTCTGGCCCGATCAACACAATCCTGTCGGGTATCACGCCTTCGGCCCAAGCAGCACCGGCTGCTGCGGCTGCGGCTGCGGCTGCGGGTACGCCTCCGGCTCCGATGGAAGTACCGCGCACTCAGGCCCGCAACATGCAGATGGCCGAGTTCTACCTCGCCAACCCCGAGTCGATCCCCTACGAGCAGCAACAACTCCAGCAGATGGCCCAGCAGCAGGCCGCGCTCCTGACTCGCCAACGCAACGAGATTGCCCAACTGGCCCAGATGTACATGCAAAGTGGCACCTCGCAAGGTATCGAGCAGGCCATGCGGATGCGCGAGTCTATCGGCCAGATTGACGCAAGCCTACTTCAGTTGCAGCAACAAGTTGCCCAGAAACAGACCTACCTGCAAGGTATGCAGGGTCTACGTGAACTGGCACTCGCCAACGACCCGCGCCGTCTGGCCGGTGTCCTGTCGCAGTACATGGGTGTTCCGGTGGGCATCCAACCGCGCAGCGACGGTAACTACAACTACTTCGTCAACGGTCAGCGCGTCAAGGAAGGCGTGTCTCCGTCCGAACTGGCGGCGATGGCACTGCGAGAGTTCAGTCCCGAAGCCCGCCAAGCTGCATCGGAGATGGCTCGACTGGAGAACGAATTGGCGCTCAGGCGCAAGTACGGAGACGCTATGGTCAACGCCATGCGCGACATCCAGAAAGCGATTGTCGAGGGCGAATACAAGCTCGCAGAGGAACGTGCCAAGCAAGCGCAGGGCAAACTTACTGTCGATTCCAGTAGGGGCGTGGCATACTTCCAATACGGCAATCGTGTGTTTGTAATCAATCCTGACGGTGACGTTGATGAGATCGGCGGCATCAAGCTCGAAAATCCGCCGCCGACTGCGCGACCCGTTGTGGGGTTAAATCTAGGGCGATGACACATGGCAACCAATGGACTGTCGTTTGAAAACCCTCTGTATCAGGATGCAAACGGCATCCCTTCTGCCGTTGTAAATCCGTTCGGGTTTCAGAACGCAGCGTCGGCGTCGGGTTCTGACGCGCTGCGCGACGACCTGTCCACGCTGGCAATGATGGGTGGGCTAGGTGTCCAGCTTGCCCGTCAAAATCAGTTCACCATGCCGGAGATGGTGCAACCGTCGATTGCGTTCAGTCGCTCCCGCAACCAACTCTACGTGCAAGGCGTCACCCTCGATGCCGACGACGCACAGGGCATCCTTGAAGCCCAGAGCCTACTCGGTGGCCCCCCCACGGGGCTGCCCACTGACGGCGACTGGGTGCCGCTGGACGTCCAATCCTACGGCCAACTGGTTCAGGCCATCAAGAACCCCTCGCTGGGCACACTGGCGGCACGTAACTTCGGTCGCGGTGTCGATGTCATGCAGATGTTGGCTGGTCGCGGTCTGCAATTGGCCGGTGCCGAGGAGTTGGGTGGTCGCATCGTCGCCCAGCAAATGGAAGACCTGCGCAAGACCAGCCCATACGAACGCCAGTTCACGGACATTGACTCCGGTCGCGGTGCAGTCGAGTGGCTGGTGGCGAACTTTGCCCAGCAAGGCCCCAACATAATCGAGTCCATTGCCACGGCGGGCCTCGGTTTCCTCGCTGGTGCCGCTGCCTCCGGTACCCCGGTCGGCGGTGCTGCCGCTGCGTTCTCCAGCATGTTGGGCAAAGCCGCGTGGAAGGAAGGCGTCAAGTCTGCGCTCGCCAAGCAGGCCAAAGGGCAGGCGCTCAACGCCGCAGAACAAAAACTGCTGCGTGAAGCAGCCGGTATCGCTGGTGCTGTGGCTGCGTCCTACGGTCAGAACCTTGCCACGGGTGCTGCTGACATCTACGGCGAACTGCGTGAGCAAGGTGCTGATGCTGACGATGTGAACGCCCGCTTGACGGCGCTGGCTGGCTCGGTGCCTTACGCTGTCATGGAGACGCTACCCGAGTTCCTGCTGGCAGCCCGTGTGTTCAAGGGTGTGGGCGCTCCTGCCCCGATGGGGGTCGGTTCCTCCGTTACCAAGACCATCCCCGGTGGCACCCAGACCATTACCAAGACCCCCACGTTGGTGGGTCGGGCTGGCGAATTACTCAAGCGTGGCGCTGTGGGTGGTCTGGTTGGCGGTACTGCTGAAGGCACCACGGAACTCGGTCAGGAAGCTCTGCTGCTGGGGCTGTCCGACCAAGACTTCGGGTCGCCTGAGAACGTCAACCGCCTGATCAACTCGTTCGCCGCTGGCTTCGGTGTCGGTGGCCCCATCGGTGCTGTCGCCAACCTGCGTGGCAAGCAGCCTGCCAACCTGCTCAACCCGGCCCAGAGTCCTGATCCAACCCCCGGTGGTGCGCTGGCTACGACCCCCCAGACTCAACCTCCCGGCCCTGGCACGGCGGTTCAGCCGTACTACACCCCGGTCACTCCGATGGGGGCAATGGCTGCTCCTCCGGCGCAACTGGCTGGCCCCACCACTGTACCCCAACTTCCTGGCCCGGTACCGCCCGTCACGCCGATGGGTGGCCCGGTCATCATGGCTGGCATGGGGCCGGATGCTGTGGCCTACCCCGACCAGATGCTGCGCCAGCAGGGCAATGTCCCGCCCGGTGCGCCCGGTACCCAAGGGGTGCTGGATGTCTTCGGTGGTCAAATCTCGGCCCAAGAACTGGCTTCGCGGATGCAGCCGCAGGCTCCGCTACCTGAACCGCCCGCGCCCACCCCGATCATGCAGGCCGATCCGCGCCAAGGTGCGCTCCAGTTTGCTGGTCTTGCGCCCACTGGTCCCTTCAACACTCAGATGGCGAACCAGTTGCAGGTCATCCAAGACCGCATCCGGCGTCAGCGCGAGTTCGAGGCGGCGCAGGCTCAGCAGCAAGCACTCATCCAACAACAAACTGAGGAGCTTGCGCGGCAGAGTGCGAACGCACGCGACCTGTTCACGCTGCAACAGGCACAGCAACAGGATGTCCCGCAGCAGCCGATGCCCATGCGCCAAGCTGGCCCGACCCAGCCGGTGCAGTTGCCCCTGTTCACTCGCCGTCAGGCTCCGGTGCCCAGTCGTGCCGAAGGTCTGCGCCGTGGCGTGGGTACGGGTTTACCCGTAGCCTTGGTCGAGATTCCTCAGACCGCCGCCCAGCGCCGTGCCCAGATTCCACTGTTCACCCAAGAGGGCGAGCCGAGCGTAGCCGCTCTGCGTGCTGCGGGGGTCAAAACCAAGTTGCCGCCTGCGCAGCCCAAGCCCCGCGCCACCAGGACTGCTGGTGCTCGTGGTTTGAAGAAAGGTGCCCCAGTTGCGGAGATCAACGTCAGGGAGACGCCAAGTGCCGTTCAAGAGTCAAGCGCAACGCCGGTACCTGCACGCCAAGCATCCCAAACTGGCGCAGGAGTGGGAGCAGAAGTACCCACCGACAAGCAAACTGCCAGAAAAGGTGAAGCCCTCAAAGCCAAAGAGCAAGCGCAGCGACCCGCTGTTCAATCTGCGTTGAAGCGCGACAAGACCAAGAAAGCTGGCGAGAAGGCGACCACTCCCGCCCCAAAAGCTGAAACGCTGAAGCGCGGCAAGGACAAGGGCAAGGACAAGAATGAGACTCCTCCCGCCCCAAAAGCCGCGACGGCACCCGCCGCCGCTCCCGCTCCGGTAAAGGTTGAAGCCCTTCCACCTGCCGAAGCATGGGAGGACATGAAGCCCGAGGGCGCTCCGGCGTTCGACGATCTGCCCGCACCTGTCCGCATCCAGTGGCGCAAGGACGTGGCCGAGGGCAAGGCCACCATGCAGCGTGCCGAGCAACTGGTTGGTGACATCGAGGAAACCCCGCTGCAACTGGTCAACAGCGAGTTCGCTGCTGCCGAGGAGGCAACTGACATCCGCGACTTCCGCGATGCGATCAGGACCGTGGTGGAGTTTGCCTACCTCACCAGCGAGGAAACCAACACGAAGGCCGCAGTCCTGCGTGCCCGCGAACTGCTGGCGAACACTGTGTTCACGGATGCCCAGCAGAACGCCATCGACGCTGCACTGGTCGAACTGGTCAATGCGCTGCCGTCTGTTGAAGCGGTCTACACCCGTGGCACCACCAAGGGTGCGTCCAAGCCGTGGTTCGACTACGCCACTCAGCGCGGCCTGCTGCCGCAGATCACCACCGTGGTCAAGGGGTTGTCGGTTGAAACCGCCACCAAGCTGCTCGACGCAGGACAACTGCGAGTGGCAAACCTGCCTGCGGACACGGCCAAGAAGTACAAGACCAGTGTTGGCCCCGCCAGCGGCATCATCGGCAAAGCCGACGCCAACCTGAAGAACGACACCCGCAGCAACCCGGCCATCGCGCTGGCCGACTACATCAAGAGCCTCAACACGAAGACGGTTCCGCTGAACAAGACCCAGCGCGAGAACGCCAACAAGAAGTTGCGCGATATGTGGGCCGCTGTCCGTGCTGCGGACATGGAACTGTTCGTCGATCAGAACGGCAACATGCTGGCCGACTACTTCGACGCCGATGGCAACCCATACTCTGGTACCGTCAAGGGGTTGTTCCGTGTGAGCACTGAGGAGATGACCGACGACGTTCGCGCCGAGCGTGAGCGCATCATCGACGAGGACAACATCGCTGCCGACGAAGACTACGAGGCACCGTTCTCGCTGGACGACTGGAACATTGGTCGCGACGATGACTATGGCGATGGTCGCTACTTCCGCGACGACGGCACGCCGATCAACAACCCGATCCCGCTGGGACGTGTGAAGATGTTGGTGAGTGCCTTCCTGTCCAAGCTGGGCGTCAAGCCCAAGGTGCAGATTTACCGCAACCAAGCGGACTTCAAGGCCAAAAACCCCAAGCTGTATGCGCAGGCCGCAGCCTCGCGCCCGCAGGGTGACTTCGACACTGCCAACGCCGTGGGCTACTCCTTCGGTGACGGCAACGTCATCATCTTCGCTGACCGGGTTGCCACCGAGCAGCAACTGAGGTTCGTGCTGGCGCATGAGACGCTGGGCCACTTCGGTTTCCGGGGTCTGATGACTGAGCGGGAACTGAACGCCGCGCTCGATGCGGTCTACAACTCCAGCGCCAAGGTCAAGGCTGCGGTGGACACTGCCATGAAGGCACGTGGTATGTCGCGCCGTGAGGCCACTGAGGAATACCTCGCTGACTTCGCCGGGATGCTGGACACCAACATCATCGCCCGGTTCTGGAACGCCGTGAAGAACGCGCTGAACAAGCTCGGTGTGCGCTTCGACGACGACATTGCCCGCTACCTCGTGAGCCAGTCTCGCCGCTACGTCCGCAACGGTGCAGCAAGTGGCAGCTTCGTGGACTTCCGGGTAATGGCCCAGCGTATGGCTGCAATCGAAGGTATGACCGACCCGGATGGCTCTGGCCGCTTCGCGCTGGCCGGTGAGTACTACGACGAGATCAACCGGGTGGCGGCAGCCAATGCCTTCGGTCAGCGCAGCTTCAAGCTGTTCGACATCTCCAACCTGTTCCAGCAGGTCAAGGATCGTGGCATCAACATTGCAGACGTGTGGGATCGAGTCAAGGGCGAACTCAAGACGATGAACTACGCAGCGCGGGAGAACCAAGGCTACCGCCGCCTGTACGAAATCTTCCGCGACACCAGCAAGACCGCAGCGCAACTGCGTGCGCAGTACAACAAGATGATGAGCACCGTTCTGTCTCCTGCTGTGGAGGTGCTGGGTCGTGGACTCACGCAGGGTGCCACTGAGGCGCAGATCGCACGCACGTCGGCCATGCTCAACGTAACCAGCCGAGTGAAGCTGGGCGACCTGACCGAAGCTGAACTGCGCAAGATGGGTAGCCTGATCACCATCGAGGGTGGCGAAGCTCGCCTGAACCAAGAAGTGTTCGACATCCTGTCAGCCCGTGGCAAGTTCACGCTGGAGGACTTCAAGAAGGGCATCAAGTACACCATCGCCGTGCCGCGCCCCATGACCGAGGAGCGCCGTACCGCCCTGCGGGCCGAGCGTGATCGTGAGATCGACCTCGCCACCAACGACAAGGAGCGCAAGGCCATCGAGCGTGAGTACCAGAAGCGCATCGACGCCCCGTCCTACCTTGAGGAGGTGGAGCAGACGTTCCCCGCCATGCCCGACCTGACCGAGCAGAGCCTTGAGTGGATCATGTACAACGAGGTGCGCGACACGATGAACAAGTCGGCCATCGACATGCTGCTGGCGAACTTCGCTGCGGCCAAAGGTGAGCGTGACAACGTGGAACGTGTTGTGGCCCGCTTCCTCGGTCGTGCCCTGACCGAGAACGACAAGGCATTTCTCAAGAAGATCGAGGACAAGTACCTGTCCCTGCGGGCCGAGGGTTCGACCATCGACGACAGTGGCGTGATGCTGACCAAGCGCGAGTCCGTGGCCGCTGCCAACGACTTCATCAAGAAGTTCAACGCCGCTGTGCTGGGCCGCGACACCGACCGCAACAAGGACGTGCAGGACTTCTTCGATCAGGCCGAGGCTGACGATGTGTTCAAAGGTATCGAGGCGCTGAAAGAAGGCTCCAACATCCCGCGCTCCGGCCCCGACCGCTTTGCCATGCAGCAGGCCATCCAGAATCTGGCGCTGTTCGAGTTGAGCAAGACCGATGCTGAACTGCTCGCCAAACGATCCATCGCTGGTGGCTACGTGCCGTTCGGTCGTGAGGGCTCGTGGCAGGTGCGTATCCAAGCCGTTGACCCCCGCACGGGTCGCGTCTTCAAGGTGTCGGATCAGTACCGCCAGCAGCTTCTGTTCGTGCAGGTCGAGAGCCGCGCCGAAGCCGAGGCGATAGCTGAGCGTGTCCAAGGGCTGTTCGATAGTGTCGAAGGCGGCTTCGAGATGGAGGTGCTGGACGGTACTGAGTTTGTGATCAAGAAGGTCAAACTTGTTGCGCAAGCCGAGACAGCCCGCGAAACCGTGTCCACCACGGCTGAGGCCAACCTCAACGAAATCATCTCCGCGATCACCCGGTTCTCCATCAGCATCACGCCGGAGGAACGTGAGCGCCTGATCGTCGGTCTGACCCAGCAGAACGCCAAGGCGCGTACCCGCCTCAAGCGTGCAGGCACTCCGGGCGAAGACCCGAACACCATCAAGTACGTGTCGCAGCATCTTGAGGCAACTGCGTCCACTGTGGCCCGCAAGCAGAACCGGCACCGCCTCGACCGCCTGTTCGACGACAACGACCCAGACTCCATCCGCCTGTGGTTCGGTGACAAGGTGGAGTATGACCGCCGCAAGGCTGCGTGGGAAGCCGCCGAGAAAGACCCGAACATGCCCGAAGCTGCGAAGCTCGCGGCCAAGCGGGAGTTCGACGACTACCACTTCACGTTCGTGATCAAAGAATCGCCAATCATGGGCAATCGCTACAAGGATCGTGGCCGTCGCGCCGTGGCCTTCATGGAGTCCCAGTCCAACGTGGACTACACCGATTTCGCGTCGGGCGAAGCTGCGTCGTTCATCCGCACGGCAACAACTTTCGGCTTCATGGGTGCGTCGTTTGCCACGGCCATCCTGAACTACCTCGCGCTGGCGACCAACGTGCTGCCCGCGTTCGCTGGGTACAACCAGAAGAACGCCTTCGGCGGTGGTTTCGGATGGGGTATGTCGGCGGTCGAAGTCTCCCGCGCCATCGGTGCCACGAAGGGCTTCGGTCAGAGCGAGGTGAAGTTCTGGGATGACCTGCTGGCCGACCCTGCCAAGCTGGCTGCATCTGGGTTCACCGAGGCTGAGGCCCGCTTCATGCAGAAGGAAGTTGGCGGTGGCACCATGCAGGCCGCGCTGACCAACTCGCTGCTGGGTTCTGCCCGAGGCAAGTTCCGCTCTGGTCTGTCCAAGAAGGCGGCTGAGACGTGGATGTCGCTGTTCAACTACACCGAGCAGCACAGCCGCCGAGCAACAGGTTTGGCAGCGTTCCGCATGGCCTATGCACGCGCCCTGTCGGAAGGCAAGGACGAAGCAACAGCTTTCGAGGTGGCCGACAAGTTCGCCGTGGACATGATCGACAACACGCTCGGTGAGTACGCGATGTTCAACCGCCCCGCCATGTTCCGTGGTGACGTGCGGCAGTTCCTGTTCGTGTTCAAGATGTTCCCGGTCAACAGCATTCAGATGCTGGCCGCGCTGCCGCGCAAGGAACAACTGCTGGCGCTGGGCATCCTCGCCATGTTCGCCGGTCTGAAGGGTCTGCCCTTCGCTGAAGACCTGATGGACATCATCGACACCATCGCCCAAGGACTTGGGCTTGGCCCGAGTGCCGTGTGGAAGGGCAGCGCCGAGAAGACGCTGGCTGAAGCACTGGACGCCATCGCTCCCGGCATGACCCCGATCCTCATGCGCGGTCTGCTCAACACCATCACGCCAGCCAACGTGGCCGACCGGGTGTCGCTGTCCAACATCATCCCCGGCACCGGCATTGCGCTGGCCGGTGCAGACGTGGGGCGTGAACTGATCGAGATCGCTGGCCCGGTGGCATCCTTCCTGCAAGGTGCTGTGGCAATGGGTGCTGACCTGACCAAGTATGGGCTGGAGACTGTCGGTGTCCTGCCGGATGTCACATCACTCAACAAGATTCTGCGTGAGTCGCCGGTCGCGTTCCTGCGCATTTTGGGCGACATGTACGCCTACAACAACGCCGGGGCCATCGTCAGCCAGAAGGGCTACGTGGTGAGCAACGACCTGCATCTTGGTACCATGCTGACCCGTGCGCTGGGTTTCTACCCTGCCTCAGCCGTGGCCGAGAACGACGTGGTTCGCTTGTCCAAGCGGATCGGTGACTACCAGAAGGATGTTGCCGCCATGTACCGAGGCATGTACGTCGGGGCCAAGATCGCCAAGGACAACGAACGTGCCCGCGAAGTGATGGAGATGGTCAAGGACTGGAACGAAGCGGCCAAGGGTACCGGCCTTGAGATTCGCAACTTCGAGGATGGCGTCAACCGGGCACTGCGTGAGGCCCAGCGGACTGCCACCGAGCGGTACTTGAGGGCCGCACCGAAAGCGATGCGGCCCGAGACTCAGCAGATTCTCGACCTGTACGGCGTCACGGAGTGACCGACTTGAGTTGACCGTAGGCCAAGTCCTCGATGGCTTGGTCTGCGTCGCTCAGGATACCCTGCAACCGTGGGTGCGCAAGGTTCACGCCGATCACATAGGACTGACCCAGCTTGATCGGGGAGTCTTTGCCGAGGTACGCCTTGTTGGACTTCGGCGTGGCGATGACGTTTTCCTCCTGCAACTCACCCATGAACGTCTTGTAGTCCGCGCCGCGCTGGGCCAGCCAGCGACGGAAGTGGGTGCGGTCGAGGAACACGACACCTCGTGAGAACGCGTCGCCGTTTGACTTGCGATACATCTCGAAGCGAACACGCAGTTCACCACGGGGGAGGCGGCTGAAGTCCACGACGGGTTTGTTCGCCCCGGTCTGCGTCACCGTCAGCGTGGCGTCGGCGTTCTCGTTCAGATACTCGGTCAGCAGATCGAACGCATCGACCTTGAACTCAGCCACTGCGCGGCGGATGGCACCGACCTGAGCCAGAACCCACTCGATACCGGGCTTGTGGTCGAAGGCGATTAGACCCCAATCCTTTGCCAGCTTGGCGGCGAGGTCGGCAAGGATGATGGCCTGTTCCCAGTACCGCTCCTCGCCCGTGAAGTTGGCCTTGTACTTGCTGCGGAACTCCTCGGTGGCCTGCGCGATGGTGGCACGGATGCCGGTGTCACCAAGCTCCAACAGCTTCTTGAGAAACTCCCGACCGACCAGACCGTAGTTGTTGGTGATGAACTCGTAGACCTTGCGGCCAGCGGTGCTGTCTTTGGTGAATATCTTGCTGGGCGGTACGCTGACTTCGAGGATACGGACCAACTGCGCGTCGGTGTCCAGACCACTGGCGATCAGCTTGGAACTCAAGGACTTGTTGGTGGATACGACCACTGGCAGTGCCCACGTCTTCGCGTCACGCTCCTCAGCGTTGCGGTTCATCCGCGCCTTGTCACGACCCTGACTGACCCAGTATGCGAAGTCGCCCACCTCGCGGTCGTCCATCATGGTCACTTCGTCGATGGTCATGGGCATGTGAGAGTACAGACCCATGCGACCGAACAGCGAGTTCTGGGTGAACTTGGCTGCGAAGTGCAGCTTCTCCGGGTTGCCGTAGATGGACTGAATCCACATCTGGGCCAGCGTCTTGCCGCCGCCTGTCGGGCCGTACAGCGAGATGGTCAGACCCTTGAGGCCAGTGAACGCATACAGCGGGCCGGACAGACCCACGGCAAGCGCAAACATGTGGGCACGAAGGTCGGCCTTGGCGACCAGAGAAGTGAAGTTGACCCAAGCATCGAGCGACCCAGCGGTGCCCCACAACTCGTGGCCGAGTCGGGCCGAGCCGGACGCCAATGCGATTGATTCCTCGCTGACGGAGCCATCAGCGTTGCGGCGCAGAATCGTGTCACCAATGACGAACTGGGAGAAGTTCTCCTTCCAACCCATCGTGGCGTATAGGTTCGTCATCGCACGTTTCTGCCGCAACTCGTCCATGTATGCGCGCAGCATGGTCTGAAAATATCCTGTCTGGTTACGGTTGTTGAGCACGATCCCTTGGTCAGCCAACACGGTCGGGAAGTCCCGGTGGCCTTCGGTCAGCAGTGCCTGACGCATGGTCAGTTCCTGCCAGCCGACATGCGGGCGGTTCCAGTGG